GGCCCTCTACCCCGAGGACCTGGTTGTCGCCCACGGCGAGGTCATGGCATCCTACGAGCGCGCCCGGATCCTGGCGCTCCTGGACGCCTTCGGCGATCAGTGCCAGGCCCAGGGCATGGCCTTGTCCGAAACCGGCCACGCCAACTCGGTCGTGGTCAACGCGCAGCTCGACGCGGTGCGGCTGCTGCAGGAAGCGATCAACGCCGCATGACTGCCTCAGCGGTTTACCCGGGCGATGAACAGGCGCTTTGCCACATCATCCCGCTCGGGGACTTCAAAGAGCACGAGGTCAGCCGTGCTTGCTGGTGCCACCCAAGGGTGCACGAGGAATACCCGGACGTGATCCTGCACAACGCCATGGACCAGCGCGACAAGCTCGAGCGCGGGGAGATTCGGCTGCAATGAACGCACCCGTCTCCCCCGCCGTCATGCTGGACCTGATCGCCAAGGAGCAGGACCGCCGCCGCGCCAGCGCCAGCCTGTACGAGTTCGTCAAGCAGGCCTGGCACGTCATGGAGCCCGGCGTCCCGTTCGTTCCCAGCTGGCACATCGAGCTGATCTGCGAGCACCTGGAGGCCGTCAGCTTCGGCGAGATTCAGCGCCTGCTCATCAACATCCCGCCGCGCCACTCCAAGTCCACCATCGTCTCGGTGGCCTGGTGCTGCTGGGAGTGGCTGACCTCGCCCGAGCAGAAGTTCCTCGCCGCGTCTTACTCCGGCACGCTTTCCATCCGCGACAACCTCAAGGCCCGGCGGCTGATCCAGTCGCCTTGGTACCAGGAGCGCTGGGGGCACATGTTCCAGCTGGCCGGGGACCAAAACGCCAAACAGCGCTTTGAGAACAACAAGACCGGCTACCGGCTGGCCACCTCGGTGGGCGGTACCGCAACCGGTGAAGGCGGCTCGCGCCTGATCCTGGACGACCCGCACGGCGCACAGGACGCGCAGTCCGAGACCATGCGCGAGAGCGCGCTCGAGTGGTTCGACATGGTCTGGTCCACGCGTCTGAACAACCCCAAGACCGACGCCATGGTGACGGTCATGCAGCGCCTGCACGAGAAGGACATCAGCGGGCATATCCTGAACGACATCAAAGGCTGGGAGCACATCTGCATCCCGGCCGAGTGGGACGGCAAGCAGCGCAGGACGGTACTCGGACCCTACGACCCGCGCCGCACCAAGGGCGAGCTGATCTGCCCGGACCGCTTCGGCGAGGCCGAGATCACCAAGCTCAAGCAGCTGCTGGGCACCTACGGCACCGCTGGCCAGCTGCAGCAAGAGCCGTCGCCCGCCGAGGGTGGCATCCTGAAGGCCGACTGCTTCAACCTCTGGCCGGTGGCCCAACGCCTGCCGCCCTTTGAGTACATCCTGCAAAGCTACGACTGCGCCTTCACCGAGCGGACCACAGGCGACCCGACGGCCTGCACGGTCTGGGGCGTGTTCACGCACCGGGGCTTGCGCAACGCCATGCTGCTCGACGCTTGGGACGAGCACTTGGGCTACCCCGACCTGCGCTCCAAGGTGATCCGCGACTGGACCAGCGAGTACGGGGCGGACAAGTCGGCCAAGGCTGGCATGCCCACCAAGGGACGACGGCCCGACCGGCTGCTGGTCGAGGCCAAGGCCAGCGGCCAATCGCTGCTGCAGGACTTGCGGCTGGCCAAGGTCCCAGCCGTTGGCTACAATCCCGGTCAAGCGGATAAGGTGTCGAGGGCGCACCAGACCGCGCCGACGTTGGAGCTTGGACTGCTGTGGATTCCGGAGTCTGCGAAGAACCCCGGCCAGCCTGTGAGCTGGGCCCAGCCGTTCCTGAACCAGGTGGCGAAGTTTCCCGTTGCGGAGCATGACGATTACGTGGACACATTCACGCAAGCGGTCATCTACCTGAAAAATGACGGGTGGTTTACTTTGCCAGAGGCACGCGACGTTGACGACAGGCCGCCTCGACAACGTGAAGGAAGGGTCAATCCGTATGCCGCTTAAACCGCTTAAAAAATCCGACATGGCGTGCAACAAGCCCAAGCGCACGCCCGACCATCCCAAGAAATCTCACGTGGTCAAAGCCTGCTTCGATGGCACTGAGAAGGTGATCCGCTTCGGCGAGCAGGGCGCGAAGACGGCTGGCAAGCCCAAGACTGGCGAGTCGGCGGCTACGACAGCCAAGCGGGAGTCGTTCAAAGCGCGCCATGGTGCAAACATTGCCAAGGGGCCGTCAAGTGCGGCGTACTGGTCCAACAAAACGAAGTGGTAAGCCATGCCTAAAGACACCCCATCAATCTTTTCCGTCAGCCCCTACGCCAGCAGCGTTGCTCGCGAAATGTACCCAGGCCAGCTTGGCCAGGATGACCGGCAGGACGCGGCGCGCCACATGCTGGCCGCTGGCACTATGGCACGCAAGTACGGCCCAAAGGTTGCTGACTTTGCCGGTAAGGCGCACGAGTATTCCACGTCCCCGATGCGTGCTTTGATGATGATGCTTGGCCGTGGCGAGATGCCACCGGATTACCAGCAAGACATGCACAACAACACTCTTGGGATTGAAATGGCTGTGCGAGCAAAGTCTCAGCGCGAGTTTGAAGACCTTGTGCAGCAGGCGGCCGAGCGCGCCGCGATGAGTCGCACCGAGGGTCGTCCCTGGATTAGCAAGGCCAAGGGTGGCGAAGTCAGCGCGGATGAATTGAACCGCCCGTACATCGGCTACCGCTCCGCTGGCCGCCGCCCCGAGTCCCAGCAAGACAGAGCGGCGTCCTCCGTGGCTCCACTGGCTGCGTTGCGCGGCGCGGTATCGGGTGTGCTCGGCGCTCCCGGCGACATCGAGTCGTTGATCCGTATGCTGCCCGGCCTGTCAGAGCAGACCTTCCTGCCGACCAGCCGCGACGTCGAAGCTCGCTTGCCGTTGCGCGGCGTGAGCCAGACGCCCGTTGGCCGCGCCGCGACCGAGCTGGGCACGCTGGGCGGCGGGTTCTACACCGGGCCCGGCTCCCCGCTGCGTGCGATCGCTTCGCTGCCTGCGGCTGTGTCCCATGGCGCTGGCGAGTTCGCCCGTGCTGCTGGTGGCGCTGGCGCGCACGTTGTGAAACCCAAGGGCGGCAACTGGCTGTCCGGGACGGTTGAGCGAGTTGTTGAGCCGATGCGAGGTCGCGTAATTGGATCAGATCCAGCTCAACGTTTGCGTGATCTTGATGCCGCCTATGCTCAGAATGTCGAGGCTGGCGTTGCTGTTGATCCTGAAGTTTTTGCAAGAGAACGCGCTCGGCTGGAGCCCGAAGCTGCCATCAACCGCTGGCTTGATACGAAACTTGCAAAATATTTCCGCAACGAGATGGCCACACCAGAAGACCCGCTGCGCGCACTGGCCGAGCGCGGCGTTTTGCACTACGACCCAACGCCAACAGGCTACAGCGTTTCAAAACAACGCATCGCCGCTGGATTCCCCGAAGAAGGCATGGCGCAATCCGACCTTGCAAAGCGATGGGAAAAACGTGCCGACACTTTCTTCAACGAACTTCAAGCCTCCGATTTGACGCGCGGATATCCCGAGCTTGTTGAAAAAGACCCATGGCTTGCAAAAGTCCCACCTGAAACTCGCGTGTACGAACTTCTTGGCGGCGCGAATGAAGAGCTCGGAATGCAGCACCTGGTCGACGAGCTGAAAAACGCCATCAACCCAACGTCCGGTCTGCCCGAGAACCTGCGCTGGAAGTACCAGGACCTGGACAAGGTCACGGTGCCCCAGGCCGTTCAGCGCGTGGCGGACATCAACGCCTGGCGCGCGGCGCAAAAGGCCGAGGCTGACATGGCACGAGCCATGGGACCGGCCACGCAGATTGTGAAGGAGTACCCGGAGCAGGGGTTTAAGTGGGTGGAGTTGAAGTTGCCCGAAAAAACAGGGAAAAAGGAAGCTCGAAGAATAGGGTCGGATGAGGCAGAAAGAATTGATGAGGGCGTTGATCGTCTTAATGAAGATGATCTGCAAGACTTTATTCGAGAGCAAGCAAAAGAAATGGGAATCAGGCGCGGGACTCCTGAATATGAAGAGCTTGCTCAAGAGTTAAAGAGAGATTTTGGCCCGGTCGAGAGCGAAGTAGACTCTGCTTACAACATTCTCGAAGACGCCCTCAAGTACGAGGGCGAGACCATGGGCCACTGCGTCGGCGGCTACTGCCCGGATGTGGTCGAGGGCCGCTCCAAGATTTTCAGCCTGCGCGACAAGAAGGGGCAGCCGCATGTGACGATTGAGGTCAAGCCTGGGGTGGAAAATCCGTCGATTACTGAAGGTGAGTGGAAAGGTCAACGTCGCTTTATCGTCAACAACAAAGGAACTGGCTTTCCAACGATTGAAGAGGCCCAGCAATACGCTCGTGAAATAAGCACACCTGAAATCGTCCAGATCAAGGGCAAGGCCAACCGTGCGCCCAACCCCGAGTACCTGCCCGCCGTGCAAGACTTTGTGCGCAGCCAGCAGTGGGGACGAATTGGCGATCTGCAAAACACAGGCCTTGTCCAACTGCCCGACAAACGCCTGATCACTAAGGAGCAGTTCGACGAAGGTATCCAGCGCCTGACAGGCGAAGGCGAGCCAAGCGTGAACACTGAGTGGTTCCAGCAACAGATTAAGCGCGATCCGTCTTGGTGGGAGGAATCGAAGGGCGCTTTTGAAGGCTACGCTTTGGGCGGCCTGGTCCAGAAGTATGCCGCCGGTGGTCTGGTCATGGACCAGTCCAACATCTACGGCAGCGACGCCAAGCAGGACCCGGCGTCGGCCTACAAGTTCGCCGACGGTGGCCAGGCCGGATCGCCGCCGGCTTATGCCGAGGGTGGCTTGGTTGCGAATTCCCCCACAGTTGACTTCGACCCGGCTAGAATCGACTCCATCGTGGGCGAGCTCCACGCAATGAACGCAGGCTGAACACCATGGCAGACGAACTCCTGAACGAAGGCGAAGACGAAAACCCCAGCGAGGATGCGCAGCGCGGCGAGTCTGTCTCCCTGCCCGACGAGGACCTGGAGGTCGAGGACACCGAGGACGGCGGCGCCGTCATTCGGATGACCAACGAGCGCGATGTGGCCGACAAGAAGGCCCACTTCGCCAACATCGTCGACGAGGTCGATCGCAGCATGCTGTCCGACGCGGTCGTTGACCTGCTCGACAAGATCGAGCGCGACAAGGACGCCCGCTCCAAGCGCGACAAGCTCTACGAGGAAGGCCTGCGCCGCACCGGCCTGGGCGACGATGCACCCGGCGGTGCTCAGTTCTCGGGGGCCAACAAGGTGGTGCACCCGATGCTGGTCGAGGCCTGCGTAGATTTCAGTGCCCGATTCATGAAGGAGGTTTTTCCGCCTTCCGGCCCGGTCAAGTCCAAGATTCTGGGCGAGGCAGAGCCCGAGAAGCTGGAGAAGGCTCGCCGCAAGGCCGAGTTCATGAATTGGCAGACCACGCAGCAAATGCCCGAGCTGCGCGGCGAGCTGGAGCAGCTGTCCACCCAGCTTCCCCTGGGCGGCGGTCAGTACCTCAAGCTCATGTGGTCCCCGCAGTGGAAGCGCCCGACGGCCGAGTTCATCGCCATCGACGACATCTACCTGCCGTTTGCGGCCACCAACTTCTACTCTGCCGAGCGCAAGACGCACGTCCAGTACGTGACCAAGGCCGAGTTCAACCGCCGGATGAAGGCGGGTATGTATGCCGAGGTGGACATTGGCTCGCCCGATCAAGTCGAGTTCAGCAAGGCCACGATCGCCAACGACAAGATCGAGGGCCGCGAGGACACCAGCTACAACGAGGACGGCCTGCGGACCATCTTCGAGATTTACACCCACCTGGACTTTGGTGACGGCATGGATCCGTACATCATCAGCATCGACAAGTCCACGCGCAAGGCGCTCTCGCTGTACCGCAACTGGGAGCCAGAGGACCAGCGCCGCAAGGAGCTGGACTGGATTGTCGAGTTCCCGTTCGTGCCTTGGCGCGGTGCGTACCCGATTGGCCTGACCCACATGATCGGCGGCTTGTCGGGCGCAGCCACTGGCGCGCTGCGTGCGTTGCTGGACTCGGCACACATCCAAAACATCCCGACGCTTTTGAAACTCAAGGGCGGCCCCGGCGGCCAGACGATCAACCTGCAGCCGACCGAGGTGGTCGAGATCGAGGGCGGCGCTCTGGTCGACGACATTCGCAAGCTGGCCATGGCCCTGCCGTTCAACGGCCCAAGTCCCACGCTGTTTCAGCTGCTCGGCTTCCTGGTGGACGCGGGCAAGGGCGTGGTGCAGACCTCGTTTGAGAAGCTGTCCGACCAAAACCCCAACGCCCCAGTGGGCACTACCCTGGCGCTCATCGAGCAGGGCATGGTGGTGTTCAGCTCCATCCACTCGCGCCTGCACAACAGCATGGCACGGGTGTTTGCTATCCTGCACCGCATCAACAGCGCGTACCTGACCGAAGAGGACATCGAGGCCATGGAAAACGGCCTGGATGTGAAGCCCGAGGACTTCGACGGCCCGATGGACGTTGTGCCTGTGTCCGACCCGGCCATCTTCAGCGAGGCTCAGCGCTTCGCCCAGGTCCAGGCCGTGCAGGCCCGTGCGTCTGCCATGCCGCAGATGTACGACCTGCGCAAGGTCGAGGAAATGTTCCTGCGCAACCTCAAGCTCAGCCCAGACGACGTGCTGCAGCCGCAGCCTGGCCAGGACGACGTCGACCCGGTCAGCGAGAACGTGGCCGCCTCGATGGGCCGCCCGGTCTACGTGCTGCCCAAGCAGGACCACGTGGCCCACATCCAGACGCACCTGGCTTTCCTGAAGTCGCCCATGTTCGGCATGAACCCGGCGATCATCAAGACCTACATCTACCCGATGGCGCAGCACCTGCGTGACCACCTGCTGAACTTCTACCTGACGCAGGCCCACCAGGCCGTGCAGCGCGCCGAGCGCGAGAACCTGATCAGCAACGAGGCCGAGCAGCAGGTGCGCGTGATCGTGAAGGTCCAGCAGATCATCGAGCAGCAGCTGGCCAACTTCGCCCAGGACCTGGCCAAGATCGACGAGATCGCGCAGCAGTTTGCACCGCAGCCGCCGCAGATGCCGCAGGACAACAGCATGCAGATCGCGCAGCTCAATGCGCAGGTGCAGCAGCTGGCCCTGCAACAGCGTGCCCAGACGGACGCCGCTCGCTTGCAACTGGAGCAGCAGAAGGCCGCGCAAAGCGCCCAGGCCGACGCCGCTGCCCTGGCCGACAAGCAACAGGCGCGCGCAGAGGACCTGCAGCGCGAGCAGCTGCGTCAGGTCGCCGAGTCTCAGCGCACAGCGGCTGAAATTGACGCCCGCTTGCAGATGAACGACTCGGACAACGCCACGGCCATGCGCTTGGCGGCAGCAGAGATTGCCTCCGGCGAGAAAATCGCCGTGTCCACCGGCACCGGCATCAACCCTAACCCTTAAAAGGAGCCCACCATGAGCGACAAACCCACCACCGGCACCGTGCCCATGACCGGCGCACTGGTTAAGCAGCATCACCGCATGGCCGCTGGCCAGCCCGTGAGCGGCCAGACCACGCCGGCCGCCCCATCGATGCCCAAAACGCCCGCCTGATGGCCATCGAGGACCGCCTGCTCGGCAAGCTCAAGGCTGACCAGCAGGTTTTCGCGCTTGAAGCCCTCAAGCGCCCGGTCGATCGGGACGCTTTCGAGTACGGATACCGAGTGGGCATGGTTGCTGGTTACGAAGCTGCCATCAAAGCCCTGCTTGACCTTCTGAACGACGAGCGAAACGGCGACCGAGACCTGTGATTTGCACCGGTCTGTGAAGATTTTTTGATGGTGGCCGCTGTGGCCGCCGTACACCTGCTGAAAGGAGCAGAAGATGACAGCTGACGCGCTGATTGACGCGATGAGAGAAGCCTTCCCCGAGGCAAGCCCTGGGATCGTCCCATTCGGGAGCCGAGTCTTGGTGCAGATCCGCACCCCCAAGACGAAAACGGCCTCCGGCATCATCATTGACAACGGCTCTCGGGACACCGAGAAGTGGAACACCCAGGTGGCGCGCGTCGTCTCCGTCGGTGCTCTGGCCTTCAAGAACCGAAACACCATGGACCCCTGGCCCGAAGGCAGCTGGTGCAGCCCGGGCGACTACGTTCGCGTGCCGAAATACGGCGGCGACCGCTGGGAAGTGCCGCTGTCCAACGGCGAGTCCGCTTTGTTCGTGATCTTCAACGATCTGGACATCATCGGCCAGGTGACCGGCGACCCGCTGGCCATCCGTGCATTCATCTGACGGGGGGTGTTATGAGCGAAGAAACACGCGATCTGTCGTTCGGCGAGAGGGCCGTCGGCCTGACGTTCAACCCAGGCAACAACCCGGATGTGGACGCCTGCAAACGCGAGTTTGCCGCCGTCATCGACCGCATGGATCTGTTGCGCGCAAAGGCGGAAAACGCCGAAATCAAGCGCATGGCCAGCGTCGCCATCACCGAAGCTCAGACTGCCCAGATGTGGGCTGTCAAAGCAATCACCTGGAGGAGCTGACATGGAACGTTACATCGGAACCAAACTGATCAACGCCAAGCCCATGACCCGGGCTGAGTACAACGCCTTCCGTGGCTGGACTGTCCCTGCCGACGAGAACCCCGAGGACGCAGGCTACCTGGTCGAGTACTTGGACGGCGGAAAAGGCAACACAGACCACTACGCCGGTTACGTGAGCTGGTCGCCAGCCGAAGTGTTCGACCGAGCCTACCGCAAGTGCAGCGGCATGACCTTTGGCCAAGCCATTGAGGCGCTGAAGGCAGGCCAAAAGGTCGCCCGCGCTGGCTGGAATGGCAAGGGCATGTTTGTCTACTACGTCCCCGCCAACAGCTACCCTGTGCAAACCGGCGCGGCCAAGAGCCACTTCGGCGAAGGCGCAATGGTCCCATACAACGCCTACATGGCGATCAAAAACGTGGACAACACCGTGAGCACTTGGGTACCCAGTGTCAACGACGTGCTGGCCGAAGACTGGAGCATTCAATCATGAGCACCGACGCACAAATCGAAGCCGAAATCCAAGCCAAGGGCAAGACCGCCCCGCGCATCACGCCTGCCGACATCGAGGCCAACATCTTTGAGGAGGTTTACTTCACAGCCGCCCAAGGCACGCTCGGCGCTGTGATTGCGCAAGCCAAAGAGCACTCGCCCGAGATCGTTGTCGGCTCGTTTGAAAACGCAAAGGCTCCACTCGACCTGTTGACTTTCTGCGTGCTCGTGTTGAAAAACGGATTCACCGTCACCGGCGAGTCGGCCTGCGCCAGCCCCGAGAACTTTGACGCCGAGATCGGCCGCAAGGTTGCTCGCGCCAACGCCGTGCAGAAAATCTGGCCGCTCATGGGCTACGAGCTGCGCAGCAAGCTGGCCGCCCAGGCCGCACACGACGACGACTTCCCCCTCGGCAAAGCCTGCGACCTCTCCGGCGAAGGCACCTGCGAGGCCTGCCAATAACCATCACAGGAGCACAACATGCCAACCATGACCGAAGATGACAACAACCCCAGCGACAACCGCCCGGGGGACAACGAGGACATCGTCATCGTCGAGAACCAGCCTGGCGCCAACCAGGACCGGGACAACCATGACGACGATCACGACGACGACGCCCGCCTGAACGCTGGCGACGACAGCCGCGACGACGGCAACGACGCCGAGCGTGAGGCGATCCGCGAGCGCCGCCGCCTCGAAAAGCTCGAACGCAAGGAGCGCCGCGAGCAGGCGATCAAGCGCGACAAGCTGGAGCTGGACTTCCTGCGCAAGCGCAACGACGACCTCGAGCGCCGCCTCGGTACCGTCGAGCAGCGCACGCACCAGGCCGACCTCTCCCAGATTGACGCCCAGATCCTGCAAGCCAGGAACGAGGCCGAAATGGCCGAGCGCGTGATCGCCAAGGCTGTGGCCGCTGGCAACGGTGACGATGTGGCCCAGGCCATGCGCTACCGCGACCAGGCGATCCAGAAGGCCAACCAGCTGGCGTTTGCCAAGCAGCAGGCCATGGTCCAGCGCCAGCAGGCCCAGCCGAAGAACGAAGGCCTGGACGACATGGCCATGCACTACGCCAAGGAGTTCATCACGGAAAACTCGTGGTACGACCCCAAGGGCCAAGACGAGGACAGCGCGATCGTGTTGGCCATCGACGGCGCCCTGCACCGCGAAGGCTTCCGCCCGGACACCGAGGAATACTGGGACGAGCTGCGCGATCGTGCTGCCAAACGCCTGCCCGAGCGCTTCAAGCAGACCACCCGCCGCAACGATCACGGCGACGACCGTGGCGCCCGCGACGAGCCCCGCCAGCAGCGCCAGCAACGCGGCGGCCCGGCCATCGGCTCTGGTCGTGAGCACGCACCCACCAGCACCCGGACCGAGGTCTACATCAGCCCCGAGCGCAAGCAAGCGCTGATCGAGGCCGGCGTCTGGGACGACCCGGTGCTGCGCATGAAGTACGTCAAACGCTACGCGGAATATGACCGCAACAACCGCGCGTAAAAAAATCGCGTTGTGTTTTTTGAAATCCCACCTATAATTTTTCCCAATCGCTGAAAGGAGCGAGAAATGTCTGACGAACGCCTGAAGAAATCCGCTGGTGACAACCGTGAAAGCCGTGCGATGGTAGATCGCGCTGCCTCTGAATCACGTGCCCTGTCCGATGATGAGCGGGTTGAAATGTTCCGACAGCAGTTCCACCAGTCCTCACTTCCGGACTTGCCCAAACTCGACGGCTGGCATTGCTGCTGGCTGACCACAACGAACCCTCGTGATTCGATCCACATGCGCATGCGTCTGGGTTACGAGCCTTTGAAGCCAAGCGACGTGCCTGGCTGGGACTACGTCACCGTCAAAACCGGTGAGTGGCAAGGCTTCATTGGAGTCAACGAGATGCTCGCTTTCAAACTCCCGCTGAGCCTGTACGAAAAGTACATGCAGGAAGCTCACCACGACGCGCCGCTGCGCGAAGAGGAAAAGCTGACCGACACGGCCGAGTTCATGGAGCAGCAGGCGCGCGCCTCTGGTTCACGCGTGGATGCGGGTGACGGCATGACGGAAATTGGACAAAGACGGTCCGCTCAGTTTGAGCTGACCTGAACACGCAAGTCCATTCAACCCCTTAAGGAGTAAGCTCTATGTCCTCGACTAGCGCACCTTTTGGCTTCCGTGCGTCGTACCACAACAGTGGTCAAATGCGCCCGAAAGCCTACACGATTGCGAGCACCTACGCCGCCAACATCTTCTCGGGCGACCCCGTGAAGCTGACTGACGCTGGCGTGATTCAACTGGGCACCTCGGACGGCACTCGTTCCGGCACCACCGACGGCGTCACCCTCCTGGGTATCTTCGCCGGCTGCCAGTACAACGATGCCACCGGTCGCCCCACCATCAGCCCCTTCTGGCCCTCGGGCGTCACCGCCACCAACATCGTGGCTTGGGTGTACGACGATCCGGAAACTCTGTTCGACGTGCAGTACAACAACCCCTCCGCTGGTACCACCGTGCAAACGGCCGTCGGCGAAGAGTGCGATTGGACTGTCGCCTCCCCTGGTGGCTCGACCCAAACCGGTCTGAGCAACACCTACCTCACCGCCATCCAAGCCACCTCTGGCCAGTTCCAGATCACCGGCTTCGCTGGCAACATCAACGACTCGCTGACCGACGCTTATGTCACGGCCACTGTTCGCATCAACGAACACGCCTACAAAGCGGCCGTCAACAGCATCTAAGGAGGGCTGAAACATGGCAACCCCAATGCGTAGTACGGACTTCCGGTCCGTTGTTGAGCCTATCCTCAACGAAGTGTTCGACGGTGTTTACGAGCAGCGTGCGGACGAGTGGAAGCAAGTCTTCCGCGAGCAAAAAGGCATCCCGCGCAACTATCACGAAGAACCCGTCCTGTACGGCTTCGGTGCTGCGCCCGAGCTGCCTGACGGCATGGCAGTGACCTACCAATCCGGTGGCGTCCTGTTCCTGCAGCGCTACCTGTACAAGGTGTACGGCCTGGCCTTCGCTTTGACCAAAGTTCTGGTTGAAGACGGCGACCACATCCGTATCGGTCAGACCTACGCCAAGCACCTGGCGCAGTCCCTGATCGAGACCAAAGAAACCCTGGCTGCCAACATCCTGAACCGCGCTTTCAACGGCGCGTACACCGGTGGTGACGGCGTGTCCCTGGTTTCCCCGGCCCACCCGATCGTCAACGGCACGTTCAGCAACCAGCTGGCCACCGCCGCCGCCCTGTCGCAGACGTCCCTCGAGCAGATGCTGATCCAGATCCGCAATGCCGTGGACAACAACGGCAAGCGCATCCGCCTGACACCCAAGAAGATCGTTTCCGGTCCTTCCAACGTGTTCCAGGCCGAAGTGCTGCTCAAGTCTGTGCTGCGCACCGGCACTGCCGACAACGACATCAACCCGGTGAAGTCGATGGGTCTGCTGGCCGAAGGCCAAGCCAACCTGTCTCGTATCACCAGCACCACCGCCTGGTGGGTGCAGACCGACGCTCCCGAAGGTCTGAAGCTGATGATGCGCCGTGGTCTGGAAAAGTCCATGGAAGGCGACTTCGAAACCGACAGCATGCGTTACAAAGCCACCGAGCGTTACGCTCTGGGCTGGACTGACCCGCGCGGTGTGTTCGGAACGGCCGGAGTCTGACGTCTCACGGGGGTCTGTCCAGGCCCCCGAAGATGCCAACCGAAGCCTCCGCCCACAAAGCGGGGGCTTTCATGGGCACCTTCAATCCAGCGCAGCAGACGGCCCGCCCTGGCCGACGACATGCAGACGGCTGCGCAACACTCGCATGTGAGGACACATCATGGCTTCTACTACCTTCTCGGGTCCCGTTACATCTCAAAACGGTTTTGTCGGCAACATCACCGGCAACGTGACCGGCGACGTGACCGGCGACGTTACCCTGGCTGACTTCGTCAAACTGACCGCTGTTGCAACTGCCGCTCTTCCCGCCGCAGCCGCTGGCAACGCTGGCCAGGTTCGCCTGATCAACGACAACGGCGCAGGCAACAACGAGTTTTGCCTTGTCATCAGCACCGGCTCTGCCTGGGTGACTGCTGTCGGCGCGGCTTTGAGCTGATTTCCTGCGTCATGACGCACCCCGCTTGACGGCGGGGTTTCATTCAAACCAGGAGATCACAATGGCTGACGCAGTAACCTCTCAAACCATCCTTGACGGTGAGCGCCTGTTCATCGGCAAGTTCACCAACATCTCAGACGGTACCGGCGAAGTCGGCGCTCTGAAGATTGATGTTTCCACGCTTTCCGCAAGCGCTGCTGGCAACGCCTGCAACGGGGTCAAGATCAACAAGGTCTGGGCTCAGACGCAAGGCATGGGCGTCGACATCCTTTGGGATGCCACCACCGACTTGCTTTGCGAGACCATCCCAGCTGACCAGCTTTACATGCTGGACTACAGCTCGTTTGGCGGTCTGCCAAATAACGCCGGGACCGGCAAGACTGGCGATGTGCTTTTCTCGACCGTTGGCGCTGCCTCTGGCGATCGTTACACGATCGTGATCGAGGCAATCAAGACGTACGCTTAAGGCTGACGACCATGGGCGCGCCAGCTTCAACGACTCGTTTTGGTGAGTTTGGACCTTTTGGACTGCAGGTGGCTCGCGGCCAGATTGCGTTTCACCAATCAATCCAGGTTTTCGGCTACAACCCTGACGTTGACACATCCGAGGAATCGGTGTGGCCTGACGGCGGGGTTGTGCCGCATCCCACAGTTGCATCAGTCCTGAAAATCAGCTCCACCAGCGCAAATGACACCTCTGCAGGTACGGGCGCACGCACCGTGTTTATTGGAGGCCTGGACGGCAGCTACAACGTGGTCAGCGAGACCGTGACGCTCAATGGCCAGACCGCAGTGGATACCACCAACTCCTACCTGTATGTCAACGAGTTCTACGTTCTCACAGTGGGCACGGATGGGCACAACGATGGCGTAATCAATGCAGGCACTGGCGTTGTGACTGCGGGTGTGCCTGCGGTTTTGTACGACCTGATTGCGGCAACCTACAACAACCGCACCACGGGGCACTACTGTGTTCCTGCTGGCTACACTGGCTACATGCAGGTGGGGATTTTCACCACAGGGCAGCCTTCTGGCAGCTCTTCCGTGACTGGTTTTTTGAAGCAGCACGGCCCTGATGGGATTGTCCGTATTGGCGCGGTTTCCACACTCAACAACGGCTCTGTGCAGTATGACTTTGCTTACCCATATCAAATCCCGGAAAAGAATTGCGTTGGTTCCTCTGCAATTGGCAGCCAGGCAAATAACGCAGTTAGCTCATTCTTCAACATCGTTTTAATCAAAAACGAAACGGAGTAAATGAGATGGAAATGATGGTATGGAACGTTGTTCTAAGCGCCGTTGTGGCTGTTATGGGATTTCTGCTCAAAAGCAAGTTTGACGAGCTTTCTAGGCTTGGAATATTGCTCAACCGTACTCGCGAGGAAGTTGCTCGCGATCACATCACACGCTCGGAATTCCGTGCGGACATGCAACAGCTGCTCGATCGATTCGATCGGCTTGAGCGCAAGATCGACAACCTCAAATCGCCCTCATATGAGCGCAATTAACTGGAGATAAACATGGGCTGCAAATACGTCAAAGAGTTTGATTTCGGCACCAAAGGCAAAGACGGCTCTGTGAAGTACTGTGGCGGCGGCGCTGTCAAAAAGTACGCCGATGGCGGCAGCGTCAAGGCCGACATGAAGCAGGACAAGGCCATGGTCAAAGCTGCTGTGCATAAGCACGAGAAGGCCATGCACAAAGGCGAGCCCCTGACCAAGTTGGCCAAGGGCGGCAAGGTGCCCAAGGTCGAGGCGATGGAGAAGCGCGAGATGGCCGAGACGCCAACCATGCGCCGCGAGTCGGCCATGAGCAGCCGCAAGGTTGAGGCTCCAGCGCGTCGCTCGGTACCCGTTGCTCCCCGCGAGCCCATGCTGGCCATGAAGTCTGGCGGCAAGGTCTCCAAAATGATGTGCGGCGGCAAGGCTGGCAAGTACTGATTGAGCGTTTTAGGCCTCGTGGCCTATAATTTAACAACCCCCAGGGCATGCCGCAACGGCCGCCATCCTGACGACCAACGACGGAGTTAGCATGGCCTTTTCCGGCAGCATTAGCAACACGACATTTAATGCCTTGAAGGTGGTGGACCACGCCTTCAGGCGTTGCCGTTTGCCCGCCCAGGCCATCACGTCTGAAATGCAGACGTATGCGCTGGAATCGCTGTACCTTTTTCTGAGCGAGCTGGCCAACATCAAGACCCCCAGCTGGTGCATCGAAAAGGTGCTTCTGCCGATGTACGAAAACCAGCCCATCGTCGAGCTGCCCCTGGGCACCGTTGAAGTTTTGAACCTGAATTACCGGGTTTTGCAGCCGGTGACCGGTACCACCGTGATCACCTCGACTTCCTACACGGTCAGTTTTTCGACACAAACGCAGGTCAGCACCATCGGCATCGAGTGGTCGGCGGCGGCGGTTCCTGTCACGTTTCAGGTCAGCAACGACGGCGTTTCTTGGAGCACGGTCGGGACCTCAACGGCAACGGCAAGCAGCGGCCAAATCACCTGGACCGACATTTCGGCTCCGATCCCGCACAACTATTTCCGGATTGTGGCGACGACCGGTGTTTTGAGCTTTGCGGTGATCACCCTGGGCAACATGCCGCAGGAAATCCCGCTTGGGCAGTTGAGCCGCGACAGCTATGTGAACCAGTCGAACAAGATTTTTCCCGGCCGCCCAAGCAGCTACTACTTCCAGCGTGACATTCCGCAGCCGGTGGTCAACCTCTGGCCTGCGCCGTTCATTGCCGCCGAGCAGGCGCAGTTGGTGCTTTGGCGTCACCGCCAGATCATGGACACAAACAACCTGCAGCAAGAGGTTGAGGTTCCCCAGCGCTGGCTGCAAGCGATTGTGGACGGCCTGGCCGCCAAGGTTGCGGCCGAGACACCTTCGGTTGACATTCAGTTGATACCCGTCTTGGAGCAGCGCGCAACCATGAGCGTGCAGCGCGCTTGGGACGGCGATAACGACGGCTCGCCGATCCAGATTAACCCCGGCATAGGGGTTTACACAAAATGAGCGGAAAGTTCATCGTCCCAGATGCAAGCGACCCAACGTATGGGTTGGGCATTTGTGCGCGTTGTTCTCGCAAATTCAAGCTCGCCGAACTGCATGCCGACCCCAACTACCCGGCGCTCATGGTGTGCGACGAGGACACGGACGACTACGACCCCTACCGCCTGGCCCCGCGCAAGGAGGACCAGGTCGTGCTGCCGTTTGTGCGCCCGGATGTGCCTGTGACCACCAATCCTTCGGGTTTGATCACGCAGGACGGCACGCAGTTCATCGTTTCTGAGGACGGGCAACGCTTCCTGTTCGTTGTGGATTAAAAAATGGCCCAAGTCCCATCAAACCTCATCCCGATCAGCATCACGAACCTGCCGGTTCCGGTGACGCTGCCTTCGGAGGACACGCTGCTCGTTGGCGTCTATCAGGGCGTGACGTACAAGATTCGCGCCGGTGACCTGCTGCAAGTGGCCGGTGTGCCGACCTCGCGCCAGGTGATTGCTGGCACGAGCCTTACAGGCGGCGGAGCGCTGTCCTCGAACGTGACTTTGTCGGTTGCGCCCAAGGGCATCGGCACCGCGCAACTGGCCGACTCGGGCGTGACCCCGGGCGTCTACGGCGACGGCACCAATGTGCCCCAGGTCACCGTGGACGCCACGGGCCGCGTGATGGCGGCGACGTCGGTGCCGATCTCGATTTCCGGCTACGTGCCAACCAGCCGCGAAGTGATCGCTGGAAACGGCCTCACGGGTGGTGGCCCGTTGTCCTCGAACGTCACGCTTGCGGTGAATTACGGCGGCACGCCCCTGGCTGGCTCCGGCTCCGGCTCGGCAGGCACGGCGCTGACCTTGTCGCGCTCTGACCACCGTCACCCAGCGGTTGACCTGGCCGACCAGACCCAGATCGACGGCATCTTGCCGATCGACCAAGGCGGTACCGGCCGCAGCCTGGTCATGCAGCCCGGCGGCATGATCTGGTCCGGCTCCGACGGCCTGTATGTCGGGCCCGCTGGCGTTTCTGGCCAGGTGCTGGTCTCCGGCGGTACCGGCGCTCCGACCTGGGGCTCGACGGTGATCCTGGCGCCCGTGACGGCGCACTATTTCTTCGCCGGCCCATCGTCTGGCCCGGCCGCCGATCCCACCTTCCGCGCAATCGTCAACGGCGATCTGCCTGGCTTGGGCGAGGTGACCTACAACGGCGTGAGCGTTGCCCTGGGGGGCTCGGGCACCATCACGGCGGTAAACCCGTATGCGCTGACGATTGGCACCGGCCTGTCGGGCACCTCGTATGACGGCAGCGCTGCCGTCACGATCGCCAACACGGGCGTTTTGAGCTGGAGCGGCGGCACCACTGGCCTGACGCCCGCCACAGCCACCACGGGCGCTGTGACACTGGCTGGCACCCTGGCCATCGCCAACGGCGGCACAGGAGCCACCACGGCCGCTGGCGCCCCGTTCGCGCTCAAGGGAGCGAACAGCGATATCACCTCCATGTCGGGCATCACCGGCGGGGTGGCCACTCCGGACTACATCGACTTCCACACCGGCGCGGTGGTGACGTCTGCGGTTGGCCGAATTTTCTGGGACGGCGGCACCACGCTGAATGTCGGCATGACAGCCAACGTCGCCGGCAAGGTCAACGAGGACCAGTTCTACTACATCAAGGCATCCAGCGCGATCACCAAAGGTCAGGTGATCATGTTCACCGGCGCCGTTGGCGCCTCGGGTGTTGTGACTGGCGCACCAGCAACCGGCGTCACCGATGGCTCGTACATCATGGGCGTGGCCGCAGAGGACATTGCGCTCAACGGTTTTGGCCTGGTGCAGGTCGCCGGAACGCTGCGCGGCCTGGACACCTCGGCCTTCACCGATGGCGCTGTGCTTTGGTACAACCCCGCTGTTACGGGCGGTCTGACAGCAACCAAGCCTTCGGCGCCCAACATCAAAGTTCAGATCGCGGCTGTCGTCAACGCTGGCAACGGCGGCAGTGGCTCGATCCTGATTCGCGTCAGTGCCGGCTCTGTCCTGGGCGGCACGGACTCCAACGTCCAGTTTGGCACCCTGGCCAACAACGACCTGATCCAATACAGCACATCGCTGGGCTACTGGCACAACATCCAACCTTCCGCCCTGACCGGTGTTGGCTCGCTGGCCAACGCGCTCACGATCGGCACAGGCCTGAGCGGGACGTCTTACAACGGATCGAGCGCAATCACGATTGCGATCGACAGCACGGTTGCAACGCTCAGCGGCTCGCAGACCCTGACCAACAAAACGATCAGCGGTGCTTCGAACACGCTGTCGAACATCGGCAACTCCTCGCTGACAAACTCATCTGTGACGTTCAACGGCGTGACTGTGGCCCTGGGCGCGTCCGGCACCATCACAGCGGCAAACCCGGCCGCGCTGACGCTGGGTTCCTACCTGACAGGTACCAGCTACGACGGCTCCGCGGCGGTCACGGCAGCCGTTGATGCCACCAGCACCAACACGGCGTCCAAGGTGGTGGCCCGTGACGCATCTGGCAACTTTGCGGCCGGCACGATCACGGCCGCCTTGTCTGGCAACGCCACCTCGGCCACCAACCTGGCTGGCGGCGCTGCCTCGCAGATACCATACCAGTCCGCAGCAGGCACCACGGCGTTTATCGCCAACGGCACGGCCGGGCAGGTTCTGAAATCAAACGGAGCGAGCGCCCCCTCCTGGGGTGACATTTCCGGAGGGACATTCTGATGTTGGAAGAATTCATCAAGCGGCAGTTCGCCATCCGCGACGCCGCTCACCGCGCGCACTGGACGACCGATTCAGGCTATCAGCACGAGACGCTGGGCGGTTTTTACAAAGGCGTGATCGACAAGGCCGACATGCTGGTCGAGGCCTCGATCGCTGCCTTTGGTGAAAAACCCGAATCGCCTGAAAATACCATCGAGCAGATCAGGGAAAACATGATTTGGCTGATTGAGAATCGAAAAAAGCTGGCGCGCGAAGTCCCCGCCATCGAAAATATCGTCGACGAGGTGTGCAAGTTCTACCTCGATGCACTGTTCAAACTCGAAAACCTGAGGTAAGAAAATGTCGCAAGCAGGCTACACCCCGATCCAGCTCTATTACTCGACCACCGCTTCGACTGCTCCGTCCGCTGGCAACCTGGCCAACGGCGAGTTGGCGATCAACATCACGGACGGCAAGCTGTTCTACAAAGACAACGGCGGCGTTGTGCAGGTGCTGGCCACGAAAGGCGCTGGCACCATCGGTGGCTCGAACACGCAGGTTCAGTACAACAGCTCTGGCGCCCTGGCCGGGTCTGCGAACCTGACGTTTGATGGCACCACACTGACGGCCTCTGGGTTGTCTGGCCCGCTGAACGGAACCGTGGGCGCAACAACGCCAAACACCGGCGCTTTCACCACACTGACGGCCTCTGGGTTGTTTTCGCTGACAGGGGATCAAGTTCAAGTCTCCGAAGGTGGAACTGGTGCCACAACCGCCATCAACGCACTAAGCAATCTCGGGTTCATCGCCTACAACGGCCTGTTCAGAAAAACCGACTCCACCATCGTCGCCTTCACCAAGACCGGTGCGGGTACAGCCACGACCTCTTCGACCCTTTACGTCGAAGTCAACGGCAGCGTGAAGACCATTGCCAGCGGCGCATCTATCACCATGCCGACTCTGGCGGCAGGAACAGACTACGCAATCTGGGCCAAGACAGACGGCACACTTGAGGCCACCAGCAACCACACGTCCCCACCGACAGCCAACGCCCGCAAGATTGGCGGCTTCCACTACGCCCCGGGCGGTAACGCCACAGGGCAGTCCGGTGGCAACACTACGGCACAAATCAACGAGTACTCGTTCTGGGATCTGAAATTCCGGCCCGTTTGTTCTGACCCACGAGGAATGACGCTAGTTGGCGGCGGCTACTGGGTGGATATCTACCTCACGGGTGTGGACGCAATCACCAATGGATCATCCAAATACAACGTGACAATGGCGGATGGCGCTAGCCCTCCAAAAGTCCCGACCATGTTTGGCGGTAACGGCTCGACAACTTACGGCTCGTACACTTGGTTTGAGGCGATGGAGTTGGCGACTGCATTCGGTAAGCGTTGTCCTACACAGCAAGAGTTTATGTCTGCGATGTATGGCACAACCGAGGCATCGTCTGTTGGTTCTGACCAAGGTAGCACGATTCTCAATGCCGCCTACACGTCCAAATGGGGCGTTATCCAGGCTACTGGCGTGCTGTGGGTTTGGGGGCAAGAACGTGGCGGCGCGTACAACACAGGTGGCTGGAATGCCAACACCGAAGGCCGTGGCTCCGAGTACAACGCACCCAATGCGGTGCTCCTTGGCGGCAACTGGAACAACGGGTCGAACTCCGGTTCACGTTGCTCGAGCTGGGCCAACGCGGCGTCGGACTCGGACTACCGCCTCGGTTCGCGCTTCGCCTGTGACCACCTGCAACTTGATTGAGGTGGCGAAAGCCACCGGTAAGACTAAATGGAACCAGTAAAGGACGCAGGAACGTGCTACGACCAAATGGCTATCGTCGAAAAGTACGAACGAGTCATCGCGTATCTGTATCCGATTGCGCAATCCATGCCAAGAAAGCACGGGGTGGCGCGAGAGATGTTCTTGCAGTGCCTTTTGGGGGTCCCGGACTTGTTGTTTCAAGCTGGCAAGTCCAATCAGGTTTCAAAGATTTACACCGCCGATGCGTCACTGGCGCAGGTGCGGTTTTGGATGCGATTCCTGCACTCGATAAAAGCAATGACCACGCACCAAATTCAGACAGCCCAAGTGCTGCTAGCAGAAGTTGGTGCGATGGTCGGGGCTTGGATCAAGCGCAGGCAAAAGCAGGGGTAGGCTGGGTCAATATGCGGTGCTCCTTGGCGGCAACTGGAACAACGGGTCGAACTCCGGTTCACGTTGCTCGAACTGGAACAACGCGGCGTCGAACTCGAACAACAACATCGGTTCGCGCTTCGCCTGTGACGACATCACATCATCGCTCTGTGCCTGCTACGGCGGCACAGGCAGACCAATCTAAGTGTGGTCAGCCAGTTCTATCCTCCTTCGGGAAATACGTTACTCGGTTCACCATAGCGCCTAGTAGGAAATCGAAAAGCGCGGGTGGCATTTTTATGGCAAAGAGACATTACAACCTGATCGAGCAGATAGCCAACATGGACAATCTGCGGCTCGCCCTTGACAGAACGGCACGTGGCAAAAAGATGACCTACGGCTATCTGGAGTTCAAGGAGTTTGCTGAGGCCAACTTGCTGGAAGTGCAGCAAGAGCTGATGGATGGCGCATACAAGATCGGCCCGTATAGGGAGTTCACCGTCTACGAGCCAAAGCCTCGCCAGATTTCCGCGCTGGACTTCAAAGACAGGCTGGTGCAGCACGCGCTGTGCAATGTCGTTGCGCCCATATTTGACCAAGCACTGCTGCCACAGACATTTGCCTGCCGCACCGGTTTCGGCACGCATGCAGGCGTGCGGTTTGTGCAGTCCAAGCTACGTTACACCGAAGCAAAGTATTTTCTCAAGACGGACTATTCAAAGTTCTTTCCGAGCATCGACAGGACAATCTTGCACAACATGATTGAGAGAAAGATCGGGTGCAAGCGAACGCTTGAGATTTTCAGGGTGATTGTCCCGCCGGTCGGCAAAGGCTTACCCATTGGAAGCCTGACCAGCCCGTTGCTTGCCAATACCTACGGGAACGCCTCAGATCGGTTTGTACACTTCGACCTCGGCCACAGACACTGGGCTCGGTACATGGACGACATCGTGATTTTGAGCGACGACAAAGACCGACTCATGGACAGCTTTCTGCGCCTGAACGACTTTTCAATGAACCGCCTGAAGCTGCGCATCGGCAAGTGGCAAATCTCGCCAACCTCACGAGGCGTGAATTTCCTCGGGTACCGCATCTGGGCATCGCACAAACTGCTTCGCAAGGATTCGGTTCTGCGCGCAAAGCGCAAGGTTGCCAACTTCATCCGCCACAAGGACGATGAAGGCCTGAGAAAATTCACAGCATCATGGTCTGGCCACGCACAATGGGCGGACACGCACAATCTTTTCAAATGGATGGAGCGCCGACATGGCATCACTTTCTAAAACCGTCATCAACACCCGCGAAGACCTGGACGCGATTCATGGCACGCCAGAGCATGCAGAGTTCATGTCCTTCCTCCGTTACTCAATGACCCGCAAGCAGGACGTTGCCGTTCGACCAGACGGATACGGTCAGCCCGGGTATGAAGGCCCAAAGATTCCGCCTGTCTGGGCTGATGTTGAAGACCTGAGCACCATTGAGCGTTTTGGGTTCACAAAGGCAGATTTCGAGTGAGGTCAATGTGCGCGACTGGGCTGAAGCACTGATCGCCGCCACCCTGATCGTCGGCGTGGTGCTTTGGTCCGTCCGGATTTTCTTGGGAGTTTTCTATGGCTGATTTCCTGCCAGCGTTTGAACGCATGATCCAGGACGAGGGCGGCTACGTGCTGCACAACGTCCAGGGCGACCGTGGCGGCCAAACTTACGCGGGCATCGCCAGGAACTTCAACTCGGACTGGGAAGGCTGGGAGTACGTCGACCGGCGCGAGACGCCGCCAACGCCCCTGGTGCGCAACTGGTACCACACGAGCTACTGGGCCCCGATTTGCGGCGACCAGATCACCAGCCAGGCGATCGCGTCCTCGATCTTCAACTTTGCGGTCAACTCCAGCGCGCCCAAGCGGCCCACCGTGGCCATCAAGCTCGCGCAGCTGGTGGTGGGGGCAACGCCGGACGGAATCCTTGGGCCGGCCACCATCCAGGCCATCAACGCCTGCGATCCGGACAAGTTCGTGATGGCCTACGCCCTGGCCAAGATCGCCCGGTACCGGGATATCGTGACCCGCGACCGCACCCAGGCCAAGTTCCTGCTCGGCTGGATCAACCGCACACTGAAGGACGCCACATGAACATCCTGGGCATCGGCAGCGTGATCGAGTCGGTCGGCAAGGTGGCCGGCGACCTGATCACCACGGACAAAGAGCGCATGCAGCTTGAGCTGGAGGGCCGCAAGCTCGACCAGGCCATCGACCAGGCGCAGATCGAGGTCAACAAGGTGGAGGCGGCCAGCTCCAGCGTTTTTGTCGCCGGCTGGCGCCCCGCGATCGGCTGGATTGGCGCTGCAGCCCTGGCCTATCAGTTCTTGCTCTACCCGCTGGCCTTGTGGGTCTGGACCTACCTGCAGGGCACCGGCTGGATTCCCAAGGAGCTGACGCCACCGCCCGTCCTGGACGCGGACAAGCTGTGGGTGATCCTGTCGGGCATCCTGGGCATCGCAGGTCTTCGCTCGGCCGAGAAATTCAAGGGTGTGGCCCGATGACGCCGGTTTGCCCTGCGCCAGCGGCCAACCTATAATTCCGCAACACAGCGCCGGCTGTACCAGCGGCTTCAAACCACACTGGAGTCCCCATGTACACGATGACGTACAGCAGCCTGCTAGAGGATCTTCGCCGATACCTTGAGCGGGGTTTTACAGCCGAAAGCGACCAGCTCGTCTACGAGCAACTGCCGCGCCTGATTACCCTGGGTGAGCGCCGCATTTCGCGCGAGCTCAAGATTCAAGGCTTCATCCGGGCCGTCACCACACCCCTGCAAACCGGCGTTGCCACCTACCGCAAGCCCGACCGCTGGCGCGACACGGTGAGCATGACCGTTGATGGCGCTCCGATCTTTGCGCGCGCCTACGAGTACTGCCGCAACTACTGGCCCGACGAGGCCCAGACCGGTGCACCGCAGTTCTATGCCGACTACGATTACAACCACTGGCTTATCACGCCGACGCCAAACGCAAACAGCACGCTTGAGGTGATGTACTACGAGCAGCCGCGTTTCTTGGGCGAGGACTTCCAGACCAACTGGCTGACCGAGTACGCCCCCGACCTGCTGCTGTACGCCTCCTTGCTGGAGGCCACTCCGTTCCTGAAAAATGACCAGCGAATCGGCACGTGGCAGCAGCTCTACGACCGCGCGGCCCAGGCGCTCAACGGCGAGGACCTCAAGAAAATCATGGACCGCAGCGCCCAAAGGACTGAAGCATGACCACCTACACCGACGTTTTTGGCGGGGCAAACATCTACCCCAGCGAGATCGACTACAGCGCCGTTGCGCTGGCGGCCGACATTACGCTGAGCTGGCCGGACGAGACCTCGACCAGCCAGAACCTGGCCACCAAGATCATGGACGTCACTGCGGCGTCCGCTGGCCTGGCCATCACCTTGCCGCCTGCTGACAAAACCGGCACCGGCCAAACCATCCTGTTCAACAACAAGGGCGCATCGACTTTCACGGTCAAGCGCGCCGATGGCGTGCAAGTCGTCACGGTGGCCTCGGGCACGCTGTGGCAGATTTACCTCACCAACAACAGCACGGCCGCAGGCACCTGGGTTGCCCTGCAGTACGGCGCATCGACCTCCCAGGTCAACGCTTCGTCGCTGGCCGGCAACGGCATCGTGGCCACCGGTACGCTGCTGGCGCAGTCTGTGCCCGTCACCGAGTTCAACAGCAACTACACGGCCGGCGAGCAGGACCGGGCCCGCATGTTTGTGTGGACCGGCGCAGGCGGCACGCTCACGCTGCCAGCCCCGACGGTCGTTGGCAACAACTGGTTCTGCTACCTGCGCAACTCCGGCTCTGGCGCCATCGTGGCCGACCCGACCGGTACGGTGCTGATCGACAGCGGTCCGACCCTGTCCTTCCAGCCTGGAGAGTCGGCGATCATCGTTTCGGACGGCGCCAACTACTACACGATCGGTTTCGGCCAGTCGGCCACGTTCGCCTTCGACTACACCTCGATCAACGTTTCCGGCTCGGGCAACTACACCCTGACCGGTACCGAGCTCAACCGCATCGCCTACGGATTCACGGGCGTCCTGACCGGCAACCGCACGATCATCGTCCCGGCCACGGTGCAGCAGTATTGGGTCAACAACGAGACGACGGGCCCCTACAACTTCACGGTCCGGACCGCTGCAGGCTCTGGCGTCCTGGTGGCGTCCGGCTCGCGCTCCATCCTGTACTGCGATGGCACCGATGTGGTCAACGCCGATACGGGCGGCCTGGCCGTGCCGATTCAGGTGTCCGACGGCGGTACCGGCGCAACGACGGCCGGCTCGGCTCGAATCAACCTGGGTGCAACGGCTGTGGGCGACGCGGTGTTCACTGCCGCAGACGAAAACGCGGCCTATGCTGCGCTTGGCATCGCACCCTTCGGCGTCGTGGTGGGCGGGACGTTCTGATGCCAACCCAGATCCTGCGCTCCCAGCCGGGCATCAAACGCGACGGCACCAAGTTCGAAGGCGACTTCTACGTCGACGGACAGTGGGTGCGGTTTCAGCGCGGCCTGCCTCGCAAGATCGGTGGGTACCGCTCGATCTCCAAGTACCTGACCGAGATTTCGCGCGGCTTCATGAGCTTCACGCAGCAGCTGTTGCAGTATTGCCACAGCGGCGGCCCGAGCACGCTTGAGCGATTCACGATCGACGCCAGCAAGAACAGCAGCCTGATTTCCAACCGCACCCCGGTGGCCGTGGCCGCAACTGGCACTGTGACGCTCACGGGCGGCGCTGGCGGCTCTGTGGACGGCATCACGGTCAACGGCGTGCAGATCATGTCCGGCGCGGTGACGTTCACCGTCGACCTGGCCACCACGGCTGCGGCGGTGGCCACCAACATCAACCTGCACACCTCGATCCCGGATTACACTGCTGTGGCTGTCGGACCGGTGATCACGATCACGGCCGCAACCGCAGGCGTTGCCACCAACGGCTACGTGGTCGCGGCGGCAACAACGACCATCACGGCCACCGACACGGACATGGTGGGCGGCTCGGACGCGCTGGCCGCCTCGGATGCCAATCGCTGGATGTTCCAGGCGGTCTACGACTCCTCGACCGCTTACAACGCGCTGCTCGCGCACGTCTCGCCTAACGGACGCTGTCTGTGCAACGATGTGGGCGGGCAGATTTTCTACGGCGACCTGCTGGGCACCGCACCGCTGAAAAGCGTGCAGCTTCCCGCTGGTGCCAACGCCACCGGCGGCATTGTGGCGCTGCACCCGTACCTGTTCTACTACGGCACCGCTGGCATCATCGGCTGGTCCGTGGCCGGCGAGCCCACCGACCTGACTGGCTCCGGCTCTGGCATCGCCCGGGTGTGGAGCCAGAAAATTGTCAAGGGCATGCCCCTGCGCGCAGGATCGGGCTCGGCACCGGCTGGCATCTTCTGGGCCTACGATGCGGTGATTCGTGCCACCTTCACGGGCGGCTCGACGGTGTTCCAGTTCGACACAATTGCCACCGACACCTCCATCATGTCGGCAGACTCGGTGGTCGATTACGACGGGGTGTTTTTCTGGGCCGGCGTGGACCGGTTCTTCATGTTCAACGGCGTGGTGCGTGATGTGCCCAACCAGATGAACATCAACTACTTCCTCGAGGGACTGAACCCGCAGCAGCACAGTAAGGTGTTTGCCTGGAAGGTGCCGCGCTTCGGCGAAATCTGGTGGGCATACCCGAAGGGCGACGCCACCGAATGCACGCACGCCGTGATCTACAACGTGCGCGAAAACACCTGGTACGACACCGCGCTGCCGACCTCTGGCCGATCGGCCGGCGGCTACAACAACGCCTTCATGTCGCCCATCCTGGTCGATGCCGTTCCGACCACCAGCGGCTACCGCACCTGGGTGCATGAGCAGGGCGTCGACGAGATCGACGGCACGCTGGCCGCGCCCATCCAGTCCTACTTCGAAACGGCGGACCTGTCGTCCATCGTGCAGGGCCAGGACGGCTATCTGCGCATCACCACGATCGAGCCGGACTTCGTGCAAAAGGGCCCGATGACCGTGCAGATCACCGGCCGCGCCAACGCCCGCGCCCCCGAGGTGGTCAGCTCGATCTTCACCTTCCCCGAGCAGGCCGACCAGCCTTTCGAGCAGATCGTGATGCTCAAGGAGCAGCGCCGCGAGCTGCGCGCCCGCTTTGAGTCCAACGCGCTGTACGGCGACTACCAGATGGGCCAGATCATTGCGCACATCGAATCTGGCGACAGGACGGTGCTGGGATGATCATCACACTGCCCACCGGCATGGACCTCATGGACTGGTCCGCCCAGGTCATCCTCGACCTCGACTCCTACGGAGCCTTCGGACGCCTGAAGGATCCGGAGCGCTGGCAGGATTGGGGTGTGCAGTTCCTGAACAACACGACGATTGGGCGAAACTTGCCGAATCCTTACGGTTTTAACGATTGGAAAGAATGGGCCGAGAGGCTGGTTGGAGCACTGTCATGAATCAAGAAATTTTGAACCTTATCCAGAGCAACCCGCAGGCCATGCAGGCCGTTGGCGAGGCCATCCAGGAGATCATGAACGACGAGGACGTCTCGCCGGAGGCTGTTGACCAGCTCACGCAGATCGTCGAGAGCACGCTCCAAAACCCCGGCCTGTATCCGCAAACGCGGATGGCCATGATCGAGTCCAACCTGATCGACGCGGACGACCTGCCCGAGCAGTTCGACGAGGTTCTGCTGACCGTGCTGCTGATCGCGCTCAAGGTCGTGCAAAGCCAGCTCCAGGCAGGCAACACACCCCGTTTCGCACGCGGCGGTCTCAACCAGATTGCACGCATGGGCCGCTACGGCGACACCATGCTGGCCCACATTTCGCCCGAGGAAGCCCGGATGCTTCGCGCTCGCGGCGGCTCCGGCACGATCAACCCTCAAACGGGCCTGCCTGAGTTCTGGAGCCTGAAAAAAGCCCTGAAAAAAGTCTTTAAGGCTGTTGCGCCTGTTTTGCCCATCGTCCTGAGCTTTGTGGCCCCTGGCCTGGGGACCGCCATCGGTACCGCCTTGGGAGCCTCGGGCACAGCTGCCAGCATGCTTGGCAGCGCAGCAATCGGTGGCCTGTCCTCCGCTGCCGCTGGAGGCGATGCGCTGAAGGGCGCAATCGGCGGGGCCCTGGGCGCTGGCGCTGGTGGTGCTTTGGGCAGCGCGATTGGCGATGCCACGGGTATGACGCTGAGCAACACGGCGCAAAACGTGCTGGGCAGCTCCCTGATTGGCGGCGCACAAAGCGCGGCCACCGGTGGTGATTTCCTGACAGGCGCTGTTCAAGGCGGCCTTGGCGGCTATGCAGGCAGCACGCTCTCTGGCGCGGCCAGCGGCCTTGAGGGCAAGCTCGGCGCTGGATTGCAGACCGCAGGCACGCAGTTTGGCAACGCGCTCACCATGGGCGCGGACCCCAAGCAGGCGCTGGCCCAGGGCGCTTTGTCTGGATTAGCCGCTGCTTATGCGGCCCCGGCGGCACCAGAGCCAAAATCAATCTACGACATCACGCCCACCGAGACTGGCGGTCTTGGCCTGAAGGCTCCTTCGGACATTGCCATCGAAGGCCTGAAAGCTCCGGCCGTGAACACCGCCAGCTTCCCATCGGCTGGCCTTGGCGTGGATTACAGCGTGGACAGCGGCATGACGCCAACGTTCAAAGGCCCAGAAACCATGGCGGCAGATTATTCGCTGTACAGCCAACCTCAAGCCTCCACCGTATCAGCGCAGCCCGAAATGGGCACAGGCATTCAGGCATCGCCTCTGAACGCGATCGCGGCCCAAACGGCAGCTGGAACACCTGGAACCAGTGGGACAGTTGGCAACGCACCAGCCAACAAAGGTTTCAGCATCGGCACTGCGGCCAACATGCTGCCCCTGTTGTCTCTGTTCAGCGCCGCCGAAACGCCCGAGCAGGTGCAGCAGGTGGTCGCGCAGATGACGCCAGAGCAGCAGGAGTACTTCAACCGCCCGATGCGCACCTGGAATTGGGACACGCTCAGCGCGGCCGCCAAGATTCAGGGCCTGCCGATCGGCAGCTACATCGCCCGCAATTGGGACAAGGTCGGCGGCGGCATGTACGACAACCCCGTCGAGGAAGCTCCCAAGCAGCTGGCCCGTGGCGGCGCTTTGAACCGCCTGGCCCGTGGCGGCGGCTCTGGCCGCGACGACACCATCGATGCCAAGTTGTCGGACGGCGAGTACGTGATGGACGCCGAGACCGTGGCGCTTTTGGGCGACGGTTCGACCACCGCTGGGGCTCGCCGACTGGACCAGATGCGGGCTAAAATCCGCGAACACAAAGGCAAATCGATGGCCCGGGGCAAGTTCAGCGCGAACGCCAAATCGCCGTTGGCATACTTGAAAGAGAGCGCATAAATGGCCAGCTTGTTTCAGGGTGACCCCCAAAAAGCCACCTCCTACGTCACCAGCACGACGGAAACCCCGAAGTGGCTGCAGGACGCCATCTACAACCAGATTTACCAGGCCACCAACGTGGCCAACACGCCGTTCACGCCGTACAAGGGAACCCTGGTCGCCGGTGCAACTCCGCAGCAGCAGCAGGCCTACGATGCCGTCACGGCCAACCAGGGTTTGTGGAAGGCTCCGTTCGAGGCGGCTCAAACCGGCCTTGAGAAGCTGAGCACAGCGCCTGGCGCCATGACGGCCGCGACGCCGTACATGACCCGGGCCGCCGGCATGAGCCCGCTTGAAGCAGCGCAGGGCCTGATTTCCCAGGCCACCGGCACCACTGGCGTGAGCGCAGCCACCCCGTACCTTGCCAAACAGGCCGAGCAGCTGGGCGGCATCGACTACAACGCCCCAGGCTCTGCCCTGTCGCCCTACGTGCAGCAGGCCATGCAGACCAGCGGCGTCGGCGCCGCATCGCCCTACCTGACGCAACAAGCTGCCGCCCTGGCCGGCGTTGACACCGGTACCGGCGCGCGCACGCTCTCGCCGTATGTGCAGGCCAGCTTGCAGGGCTCCGGCCTCACCGCTGCCGCCCCGTACATGCAGCAGGCCGCGCAGACGAGCGCCCAGGACATTGGGCAGTTCTTCAACCCCTACACCGAGTCGGTCACCAACCAGATCGCCAAGCTGGGCGCGCGCAACTTGCAGGAAAACCTGCTGCCGGCCGTCTCCGACGCTTTCATCCGTGCTGGCCAGTTCGGCGGCACGCGCATGGGCGAGTTTGGTAGCCGCGCACTGCGTGACACCCAAGAATCGGTGCTGGCGCAGCAGTCCCAGGCGCTGCAGTCCGGGTATGGCCAAGCTCTGTCCGCCGCTCAGCAGGAAGCCGCACGCCAGGCGCAGTTGGCCTCGACGGCTGGCGGCCTTGGCACCGCCCAGCAGCAGGCCATTCTGCAAGGTGGGCAGGCGCTCACATCTGCCCAGCAACAGGCCGTGCAGCAGGAAATGGCGCGCGCCCAAGCCTTGGGCACCGTGGGCACGCAACTTGGCCAGCTCACGCAGGCTCAGCAGCAAGCCCTGCTCACCGGCGGCCAGGCCCTCACGGCGGCCGAGCAGCAGGAAATTTCCCAGCGCCTGTCAGGTGCCGGTCAGCTCGGCCAGATCGGCACGCAGCTTGGCGGCCTGACCCAAGCCCAGCAGCAGGCTCTGCTGAGCGCTGCCCAGCAAACCGGCGCCCTCACCGGTCAGCAGCAGCAGCTCCTGGCCTCGCTTGGATCGCAAGCCGGCCAGCTCACCGCAGCCGACCTGCAGCGCCAGCAATCGGTGCTCCAGCAGATGGCCACGCAGGCCCAGCAAGGCCAGCAGATGCGCACCCAGGACGTTGCCGCTCTGGAGGCCGCTGGTTTGTCTCAGCAACAGCTTGCACAGAAGCAGGCCGACGCCGCGTACCAGCAGTACCTTACGGAGCTGCAATACCCCAAGACGCAGCTCGACTGGCTGTCCACGCAAGTTCGCGGCATGGCGCCCAACGTGCAGTCGGCGACCACGCAGAGCGGTACCACCACGGGCCAAACTTACTCGGCATCGCCGCTGCAGCAACTGGCGACCGGTCTGTCTGCATCTGCCGGCCTGAGCAAGTTGCTCGGCGGTTAATTTTTGGAGGCGCACATGCCATCGATCTACGACCTGGCCTCGAACTACGACCTCGGCGAAATGGGCGGCGCGCCCGGCATTCGCCTGCCCGTGGCCGAGGCCCCCATCGTTGCAGCACCGGCTGCCGCGCCTGTTGCCGCTGTTGCTCCCGTGGCGCTGCCTGGCGCCGAGGCTGTCGGTGATGGCCGCAACCAGCAGCTCCTGTCGCTGCTCGGTCGGTACTTCCCCCAGGGTGACGAGTACGGCCCAGAGCTCAAGGCCGCACGCGCCACGATGACCAAGGAGTCCGAGGCCTTCAACAAGCTGCTCCAGGACGCCATCAAACAGCCCCAGGAAACCGGCCCGAGCAAGGCCGAGATGTATTTCCGCCTGGCCGCAGCCTTTGGAGCCCCGACCAAGACCGGCAACTTCATGGAGTCGCTGGGCAAGGCCGGCGAGGCCGCTGCCACCATGAACAAGGAGCAGCGCGAGGCTGCCCAGGCAGAGCGCGCACGCCGCCTGCAGCTTGGCCTGGAGGCGCAAAAGCTGCGCATGACCGGAGCCAAGGAGGACCTGAACACGCTGCGCCTGCTCGCCGCCGAGGGCATGAAGGACAAGCGCACGATCGCCACCGAGCTGATCAAGGACTATGTGAAGTCCGGCCAGGCTCAGTCCACCGCAGGCAAGCAGGCTCAGGACGAGGGCCTGGTGCCTGGCACGCCCGAGTTTCAAAAGCGCGTCGGCCAGATCGCCGAAATGAACGTCGAAAAGCAGATGGCCCAGATCAACGCGACGCTGGCCAACATGGGCACCGCCCAGGCCAACCTTGCGTTGGCCCAGCAAAAGTTCGACTTCCAGCAGACCCAGGCCGCCAAGTTGACCGCGCCCGAGCTGAAGCTCAAGACCGAAACCGAGGATTCGCTGAGCACGCTCAAGGGCTCCATGGGAGTTTTGAAGCGCGCCTTCGACCTCAACAAAAACAGCATGTCCGGCTCCCTGGTCGACAAGGCTGCTCGCGTTGCGCTGGAAACCGCTGGTTCCAAGGACCCGGTGCTGCTCAACACGCAGGAACTGGAAAACCTGCTGACGGACCAGATGATCACCTCAGCCTCTGAAAAAATGAAGGGCGTGCTGTCCGATTCGGACATCAAGTTGCTGTCTGCGGTGTCTGGCGCCAAATCCAAAAACCAGGAAGAGCGCAAGCGCATCATGATCAACGCCTACGGCGCCCTGCAGCGCGGCATGGCCAAGCAGCAAAAGCGCCTCAACGAGATCAACCAGGGTCTGTACCGCGAAACCTCACCCGCTGGAGGGCTTGAATAATGGCCGACAACGCTACCAACGCGGCACGCGCCTTCCTGGGCCAAGGCCTGGGCATGGGCTGGGGCGACGAGGCCGAGGCCTGGCTGCGCTCCAGGCTGGGCGACCAGCCCTACGAGCAAGCTCTCCAGCAGATCCGCCAGGAGTACGCTCGGTACGCCCGCGAGAACCCTGGCACGGCCATGGCCGCCGAGTTCGCTGGCGGCATGGCTCCTGCAATTGGGATGATGTTTGTCCCAGGCGCGCAGCCCGCCGCTGTTGCGCAGGCGCAACGCTCAACCGTTGGCGCTCTTGGCCGACTGGCAGCCCTTGGTGGAGCCACGGGTGCGGTGTCGGGCGCTGGGTCGGCCACAGAGGGCGATCGAGGCACAGGGGCCGTCGTTGGCGGCACGCTGGGCACGATCATCGGCGGCGGCGCACCCGTTGTGCTGCGTGGAGTTCAGAGTGCAGGTCAGGTGCTCCGCAATAAATATTTCCCCACAGAAGCAACGATTGCCTCTCGGGCTGGCGAAAGAATGACCAGTGCAATGCGCCAGTCCGACCTGACGCCACAGCAGATCGAGCAGATGATGGCCAAGGACCGCGCCCTGGGCGTGCCCAGTACCCTGGCCAACGTGGACGCCGCCATGGCCGACCTGGCCGAGGCTGTAGCCCAGCGCACCGGCAAGGGCACCCGCAAGGTCGAAAAGACCATCCGGCAACAGCAGACCGGTGCGCGTGAGCGCACCTACCAGCAGGTCCAAAAGGGCCTGCAGCCGGGCGACTACTACTCCGACGAGGCCAACCTTGTCAGCCAGCTTCGCAAGAAGGCCAACACGGTCTACGACGAGGCCTATGCCTGGGGCGATGTGGACGATCCACGCATCGTGGAGGCGCTCAAAAACCCGCAGTTCCAGCAGTTCTTCCAGAAGGCGCGCGGCATCGCCGACACCGAGGCTATGGCCGCCAAACTGCGTGGCGAGGACCCGTCCAAGTACGCGCTTCCCGAGATTTACAAGCCGACGGGCAAGTTTACCGATTCCGGCGCCGAAATCCTGGAGCTGACCAAGCTGCCCGACGTTCGCACGCTGGACTACATCAAGCGCGGCATCGATGCCACGATCGAATCCGGGTTTGCCGGCAAAGGCCTGTCCAAGACCGAGGCCAGCGCCCTGCGCGACCTGCGTAAGGTGTTTGTGAACGCCATCGACGAGGCCACCGGCGGCGATCAGTCTGCCTACCGCAACGCCCGCAAGGCCTATGCTGGCGACATGGAGGTGATCGACGCCATGCGCGCCGGCATGACCGACTTTGGCAAGCTCGACCACGAGCAGGTGATCAAGCTGGTGTCGGAGATGGGCAACGCCGAGAAAGAGGCCTTCCGCACCGGTGTGGCCCGCAGCCTGTACGGCCAGATCATGGACACGGCGCAAAACCGCAACGCGGCCAACAACATCATCAACTCGCCCGAGACTGCTGCCAAGCTGCAGCCGCTGTTTGACGACCCGGCGCACTTCCGGCTGTTCAAGGCAGCCCTGGAGCGCGAGGCGCAGTTGTTCCAGCAGGCCAACAAAATCCTGGCCGGCTCGCAAACAGCCAAGCGCGGTGCTTTGAAAGAGGCGCTCGAGGAAGAGCCTGGCGTTGGCCAGGCCGTGGTGCAGGGCGCCTTGGGCAACTTCGGCGGCGCGCTGTCGGGGCTGGTCAACCGCTTTGCCAACAGCGCCACGATCACGCCGCAGGTGGCCGACAAGCTGGCCGACATGCTGATGGCCAAGAACCCGTCCGAGGTGGGCGCCGTGGTGAAGTTCCTGGAGGACTATGCCGCTGGCCAGGTGCCCAAGGCCGTCAAGGCCACAGCGGGCGAGCGCGGCGCTGTCATGGGCACCACGACCTCGATCTTCAACCCACCGGCCGTGGAAGGCGAAACAGGCGGCGGCATCGAGGCCGCAATGCCGACCGTGCCCAATGTGCCCGAAGGCGAAAGCGACCTGGAGCGGGAGTGGCGCAAGATGCAGGCGCCGCAGGAAAACCCGCCTGCCACGCTGGAATGATTGTCTCCTGTTGGAAGTTTGCCCCGCCCTAACCCGGCGGGGTTTTTTCTTCCGGGAGCACAAACCCGACAACCCGAATCTGGTCTAGGATGATGCGCAAGTGATCGGCCGCCGCACGCTGGCCTTCGCGCTCGGCCCGGTTGATCGCCGCCTCGATGACGTCCGGCGACTTCGACCAGTGCAGTCCTGGGCCGAGCAGGACGCGGATGTACGGCCAGGGCGTTTCAGTGCTCACCGCTGGCCTGCGGCTGCGCCAGACGGGCCTGCAGCTCCTTGACCTGCTTTTCAAGGGCTTCGTTTTCGGCCGTCAGGCGCTCGTTGCGCGCCCGCAGCAGCCGGTTCTCGTAGTCCAGCTCGGCCACCAGCATGTCCAGCTTCATCTCGTCTTCGCTCACACCCCACCTCCCTTCTTCTCGCGCAGCTTGGCTTCGATGGCGCGTTGCCATTGCCAGTAGGCGGCTGGATAGATGACCAGATATTCCTCGTCAGATGTGCGAACGCGCTCTGCCTCGAATTGCTTTTCAAGCTCACGCATTTCCTCATCCGTCAGCCCAACAAATTGCCGCTGTGCTGCGTGTGCGTCTGTGCGTCGAAGGTTTGCTGCCGTCGATGCGTTGGCCAAAGGAAGGTGACACTTTCCCATGCAAGCTTGGTGATAAGCGCAAACCCTTGAGTCCGTGCATCCACGCTCTTTGGTCTTTGTCAATGCCACAGGCTCCTGCACAGGTGCTGCGGGTGGGGTGGTGTAGAGGGGCATAACCTCTTTGATGCGGCCAATCCAATACTCGGGCGAGTTGTATGGCAGGGTGTCCAACATATCGTTGAGCAACTGCTCAACTTGTAAGAATTGCTTACCAGTTGCCACCGGCTCCTGCTTCTCTGCTTGCTCGATGGCGGTGCGTAGGGCCATAGCTAAGACATCAACATCAGAGCCTCCATATGTGTTGGCCTCAATAAACTCCAGCGCCTGCTTCATTGTTTCGATGTGGTTCATTTCAGTATCCTTACAAATCCATCACTTCAACATCGTGCGGCTTTTTCTTGCCGGCCAGTATTTCGTGAATGCGCCGCTCTGTCTCGCGGTGCGCCTTGATCATCGTGCGCGCTGGCAGGGCTTCGAGCATGTCGCTGTAATCGGCAAGGACGCCGCGCACGGCCTGGATGCCAGCGCCGTCGAGCCGGATGTTTCCGCCCGCCTTGTGGCGCTTTCCTGCCAGCGCCATGGCCGTCACCGCGTCGGACAGCAGGCCGGAGGCGTCGGTAATCTCCACCATGTCGCCGTCGCACCCATGCCAGTGGCCAGGAATCGGCACCTGGCGAGCCTCGCCCGTTTCCGGATCGACTTTGATTTCGAAGAAGCTGCCGCTTGTGACCAGCGTCTCCATGATGTTGACCGCGTCGCTCACCACGCGCCAGTCGTCCGTGCTGGGCTCTGGGGCCTTCTCCATGGCGTCCAGGCCCTGGTGCATGCGCATGAGCTGGTGAGTCCGGTGCGATTCTGGCAGCGGCTGCGTGGGGCTGGCCATCATCACATCGATTAGGCTGTAACGGTACACATACACTGTTTTTGGCTTTTTGTGCTTTTTCATATTCCGGCAAGTTTTTGTGCGGCTCGATGCAGCCGCGCGTTGAACCAGCGCCTGATCGCGTAACTGCGCACCAGGCTGATGATGGTGAACCAGGCGCCGATCGCCAGGTTGTCGGACAGTGGCAGCTGAATGCCAAACATCGGGAAAATGACCAACTGGCTGGCCAGCGCCACACCGTAGCCGATCACCACGTTGAACACGGACTCAATCAGCGAGGCGGTGCGGGACTGGTTCACGCCACCACCCACACGGCCTTGCCGCCCGTGGCCTCGATCTGTTCCGTCTTGAGCCGGATGTACTGTTGGCCAGGTACGCCGGCCGACTGCACGTAGCCCTGAATGCCCCAGGGCTTGAGCTCGGTGACCACAACCATGCAGCCCCCAAAAACCTCAACCTCTGGGTTGACTTGAACGATATCGCCGACGTTCATTTTTCGTCCCCAGACTTGGCGTCCTCGAACATCCAATCCTCAACGTCCTGGAGGCGGTAGCGAACATGGCCGCGCGGCGTGCCGCCGAGCTTGATGAACTTGGGACCCTTGTTGGCCAGGCGCCAGTTTTCCAGCGTGCCGACCGAAATCTTGATCAACTGGGAGACCTCCTGTGGCGTCAGCATCTGGTTTTCAAACTTCTCCATGCGGGTACTCCTTGCGGACCGCCCGAAGGCGGCCCTTGTTCACGTTATTCAGCGGCTGCTGGGGCAGTCTCTGCGGCGGGGTTAACCACAGGGATGTTTTGCGCCTCAGCTTGCGCTTTGGCCTGGCTCTCCAGGTTGTTCAAGAGCACCCAGGCGTTGGTCTTGGTGGGCAGGTCACCAAGAATGGCGTGCAGGAAGTTGAACTCGCTGACGGACAGCTTGATGGTGATGGTTTGTTCGTTCATGGGTTTCTCACTTAGGTTGGTATGTGCCCAAAAGCACAGCGGTGGTTTTCACAGTTGAGCGGACCAGCTCGGCCAGCTCGTTTGCCATTTCCTCTTCGTGCTGCTCCAGATTCTGGACACGCAGAGTGATGGTGGGTTTGTCGCCGCTTGTGCGCACGCCAAGGCGAAGCACAAACAAGCGCGATGCCAGGCCGTGGTAAGGCACGGTTTCGAAGTAAACCAAGGTGGGCAGCGGCTCGGTGCTGGTCGCTTGGACGCTTTCAAAAGCGCTGCGGCTGGCGGCGTGCTGCTTCTCGGTGTTCTCCATCTTGCGCATGGCCTCAATGCTCACCTTGCGAACAGCGGCGATGGCTTTGGCTGGCGAGATGGTGCCCTCGTCGTTGAAGCAGGACACCATGCTGGGCCAGTCCTCCAAGAACTCGGCTATCGTTTGCTGGCTGTGAGCTTGGCCCCCGGACACCGTGAGCATGGCCTGAAATGCGGCTGTGCGGCGAGCCTCAAGCACGGCCAGGTTGTCGGCCTGGCCCGGCTCTTCGGGTACCCCAAGGTTCAGGACCGCTGTGGCCGACATGGCGGATGCGTTGACAAACACCGTGGCTCCAATCTCGGCGTGTGCTTCCACGTAGGTGGCAAAGTCTGGTAGCGCGTTGGTCTTCATCACGCCGATGGCGCGGCGGCGATTGGTCTGGTGTTTCTCCAGATCATGCAGCCGGAAACCCTCGGGCAGCACGGCCACAAAAGATGCGCCGACATTGTTGTTTGCGGCGGTGATGGCCTCTGACATTTGCAGGGCCTCGATGGCGTCTTTGTCGATCATGGCCACCCCTTAGACCAGCTCGCCCTGCTTGCCCATCAGCGAAGGCTGAGCGAGCGAGAGAGCGCCGTACTTGCCAACGTGCAGCACGGTGGCGCGTTTTTCTTCCTCGCCAGACTTGCCGTCCAGCGTGGGCTTGACGAATTTCAGCGTGTGCTCGCAGCGCACCTGGCCGGTACCAGGAATCTGCGAAAAAGACAGCTTGATGTTGACCTCGCCGACCTTGTCGTGGTCGGTGCAGGCAGCGGCCACTTGGGACAGGGCGATCGAGAGCTTGCGCTCAAAGATGCCGCCGTCCAGGTCGGTGAAGAACTCGGAAACGTCGGTCGCGGCTGCGACGCTGATGGGGGATGGTTTTTGCTCGCTCATGGTGTGCTCCTGGTTGGGTTAAACGGCGTCTGCGTTGTCGTTGTTGGCCACGCGCTCGACCGGAATACCGGCCGTCACGTAGTCTGCAACATCTGCGGTGCTTGCGCGATCAATTTCAAAGCGGTCCTTGACCAGGTGGCGCAGCACCTGGGCCAGGCTGCCTGCGCGGACCAGACGAATGTCGTCCTTGCCTTGCTCGCGAATCACGTAAATGCGGTATTCCATGGGGTTCTCCTGTTGGCGGGCTTATTGTTTGGCCGGGAAAAGTTGTGCCAGCACGGATTCGTACTGCGTCTTGCGGCGCTCAAGCAGAGCGACCTTGTCGAGCTTGTCCAGCAGGCTTGGGAAGTTGATGTCCTCCTTGGCGCACTGCTCTTGAATGTCGGCTTCCAAACGAATCAACTCGTCGTCCAGCTTGGCCATCTCCAGCTCGGCTTGGCTGCGAACCTTGCGTGCGCGGATGGGTGCCAGTGCTTCTGACAGCTTCTCCTTGGACATGGCGATGATTTCTGCAAATGGTTTGAGTTTCATGGGGCTTCTCCAGTCAGTAAAAGTTTGTTGTCTGCCTTCTTGAGAAAGGCAAGGGGGTCTTTGGGGTCCACGACAGCTACTTGTCGTTGTTGCTCGGCGTGATGCCCACCAGCAATTGCGCCGCCGTATGGGTTGTAGACCATCTGCTGCTGCGCATGCATCATGCGTTGCTGTTCGTAACGCAAGTGCTCCATGTGCCGGTCATACTGTGCTTTGCTGTCAAACATCATGTCTTTGCTGTGATCGTAGAACGTACCAATTGCCATGGTTATTCCTTGTGAGGTGGGCCTACTTGCCACCCCGTCAGCGGCAACAACTCCGCCCGTGCCGGGGTTTGGCTTTCGGCCCAAAAATCAGATCGGGCTGTCGGCTTCGTTTTCGCCAGCGTAGGTGGCGTCCTGGACGTCGGTGTGCGGCACGTCGATCACGCCGTCGGCGTCAGGCTGCTGGGGCTCTTCCTGCGCCTGCTCAGCGACTTTATTGAGGCGGCTGGGGCGTCGGGCTGCGGACGGCTTTTCCTCGGCTTGTGCGGCCTCTGGTGCGGCCTGTGCGGGCTCTGGCATGAACAGCTCGTCGTCCTCTTTGAGCACGCCGTCAATGTCGGTGCTCAAAGGCAGGCGCTTGCTGTGGCGGCGAATGACGGTCTTCTTGGCCATCTCGGCAAAGTCTGACACCCAGGGGCCAGAGCTGCCGGAGCGGCTGCGGGCCTTGATCGCCAGCACGTCCTCGACGCTCATCACTTCGCGGGATTTCTCGCCGTCCTTCATGGTGACGATCGAGTAAACCGCGATCAGCTTGCCACGGTTGGCCAGGTTGGGCTTGTGCGTGATGTGCTCTTCGTCGCCCAGGCAGAAATCGAAGGTGTCGTTTTCGTAGACCGCCTGGACCGACCAGGTGCTGATTTCGCCCGAGTTGCGCACCAGCTTCATGATGCCCGCGACCATCGGCATCCACTGCGCCTGGTTTTTGAACGTGACGATTGCGCCTTCGCGGCCGTCTGGCAGCAGGCCCATCTGCGCGGCCTTGGTGGCTGCGGCAAACAGCGTGCGGCGGTCAGCCTCCAACAACGCTGGGTTGGTCTGCACAGCGGTCAGCGTGACGCGCACAAAACGGTCGACGCTGACGTGGGCTGGCAGGGCGGCTTTGAACTGAGGGGCCATCTTTTCGATTGCGCCTCGCACCTCTTGAACTGCGGGGAGATTACTCATCTGGATTACTCCTGAAAACGCCGGTGGCCGACCGGCTGCGGGGTGGATTCCTGTTTGGAATTTGCAAACAGTGTACCATCATTTCGTGGGCTTGCGTGGGTATAAACGAAGATTTCTGAACCCTGCGCGGCCACCGTAGGACTTGCCCACCATGTCGGCGGTGATCAGCGTTGGCGGTGTGTCTGCCTGCATCGCGCAGCTCACGCTCCAGGCGCTGGTCAGGACCTTCTCGGCGTCGCCGATGTGCTTGAAGATTTTGGCCTTGGCCACGTCCTTGTCCTCCTTGGCGTTAGCCTCTGTCGTGGCGGCTGTTTTGTATTCCAGCAGCAGCTTGGCCAGCGTTTCGTCGCCGTCGGCGCTGAGCACCTTGCCAGGCTTGGCGTACTGGTTGAGCCGGATGATCACCTCGGCGTCGCCTGGCATCACCGGGTCCGGCTCCATGCCTTCGTCGACCGTTTTCCAGAAGGCCGCCACCTTGGCTTTGATCGCCTTGATGACGTCCTCATCGCGCAGGCGCTCGATCACCACGCCCCTGTTGCCGCCGATGAACGCGCCGATGAACGCTCGCTCAAAGCCTGAGACGGCCATCTGGTGCTGCACCTGCATTTCGATGTGCTCGGGCGCCTCGATGCTGCCGTCCTCGTGCTCAAGCCATCCGTCGCGGAAGGCCAGGTAGTCGACGTTCTTGATCTCCAGGTGAACCGGGCCTCCCGGCAGGTTGGTGATCACGAAGTCAAACGAGCTGCCCATGCGCAGGTCTGGGTCGCGGAAGTACTCCTTCATGGGCCGGATTTCCCAGCCCTGCTCCTCGGCGATGCCGTGCGCGATCGCGGCCTCCAGGCGGTTGCCCCACTTCATGCGGTCGTTGGTCTGGAACTCGGGCACGATGCCCGTGCGCTTGCGGTGCCAGAGGTCGAAGTGCGTGACGTAGGGGCTCATACCAAAAAGCGCCGCAGACTCGGTGCTGGTGACGTCTTGCTTGCGCATGGCAAGCCAGTGTTCTTGGTCGCTTGGGACGATGATTTCAGTTGCCATGATCGAGCTCCAAAGGTCCGAAAAGCGCGCGCCCTGCAGCCTCGGGGAACCGGGCGCCACGTGAGGCCACCAGGTTGGCGTCGATCACCTCGTTGAAGCCGTCGCATGGCGATATCCAGTAGCCGCGCTCGCCGTCGTCCTGCGTGGCCTCAACGATGCCCACCAGGCCTCGTCCGCTGGTGAACCAGGTTACTTTGTGAATGGTGGTCATGCGGCGCTCCCGGTGGCTTTGTTGATCTGTTCGATCGTGAATTCGCCGTTTGAGAGCGTTGCGTTTTTGAGGTCGTTTGGCTTGCCGGTGGCCTTTGCGATTGCAGCTCGGGCTTTATTGTTTTCGCGCGGGTTTTTCGGGAACAGCAGCAACCCGTACAACGCCTCCAGCAGATCAGGCGCGGCGGCGATCAAGTCGGCATTTGCCTCATCTTCATCATTGCTGGTCAAAAAAACGGAAGCGATGTCCTTTTCGCCTCCGCAGAAATCTTCGGATCTGGCAACAATATCGCCGTTTCCAAGATTTATCCATGGTCCTTTGGTGTGTTTCATAGGTCGCTCCTTTCAGCTTCCGTTACGGTTTAAAAATCGTGGCTTAAAAATCACAAGACGATGTTTGCTCTCCAGGAAAAAACATCAAGTCCAACAACGATAAGTCCAAGCAAAAATACAACACATTCCGCGATAAAAATGCCGCGCTCAGATTGTGTGGGGATGGGTTTGGCGGGGCCGGTGTACGGAATGAATGTCATGTGCAGCTCCTGATTGTCAGAAGCAGCAGCATGACAACAACAAATCCACCCAAAATCCACGCCAGGAACTTGCCAGTGTCATCTGGCTGGCAAGGGCATTTTTTCCCGCTGGCGTTATAACCAAGTCCGTGGCACCACGGGCATTTGGCCTGTTCTTTGCGCACCGGGCAGTCGCGGCCCTGATTGCAGTTGCCGTATTCGTCGCAGCAGTTCATGCGGCCTCCTTCACGGAGCGGCGGCCGTTTAAAAATCGTAGCCAACACTCAGCGCATAGCCAGCGCTTGGCGGTCAGGAAAATGCCGCCTTCTGGCAGGCGGTCGCGTTTGCATTCGGAGCAGTGTTTCATGGGGTCTCGTCAATTAAGTTGCACTGCCAGTAATGCAGTTTTGTCATTTCCAAAACGCCCATCACTGTTGCAGTTGTCATGTGGTCGTATTTGGTGGCGTTGATAACTTCTCGTAGTTCGTTCATCAAGTCCATCCCCATCGCTTTTTGATCTGAGGATGGAATCACCGTCAGTTTTGGTTTTTCATTCATTTATCACCTCGGATCAGCGGCTCACCCATGAACGTCGGGCTCACCTGTTCATGCAGTTTGTTCATCTCGCTTCGGTACTGCCCAAGCGTGTCCCAGGCCTCGTCGTACCAGGGGCCCTGATACCGCGCCAGGACGCATTCAAGGTCCAGCGCCAACCGGTGGGCAAACCGGTGGGCAACCTCGTCCATGGCGTTGCCGATGCGGTCCAGCGATGTATTGACCGCCCGGTCCACACTGGACTGCATCTGTTTTTGCATGCCGTCGATGAAGCCGCGCTCGTAAGCGTCCTGGACGTTTTTCTCTGTTCTTATTGGCTGTGATGGATATCCATTCATGCCGGTACCTATTGTGTTCATGGTTTCTCCAGGAGGCTGATCGGAAGGTAGCAGCACGCCGGATCGCGGCTGCTTGACGCGGCCACAAACGACTGGCGGTGTGGGTTGTTGACCTGCTCGGGATGGTCCATCCACCGGCGGCAGTTTTGGCATTTGTCGCACACGGTGGCGGGAAGGCAGCGGCTGTAGTCGAAGGGGAGCGGGGTCATTCAGTACTCCACCTTGTTGAGCTTGAACTCGTGCTGGCAGTGTTCGCATGTCACTTCCCAGCCTTGGAGCTTGTCCCATTTGTTGTTGAAGATGAATCCGGAAATGTAGTGCTCCGCGTCGTGGTTTGGGCCAGCCAGATCATTGGATTCTTTGCAGTTGGGGCATTCAACGTATAGTCTCCACTCAAGCCGCGCTGTTGGTGAGGTCATTGCTGGCTCCTGGCGGCGATCATGGCGTCGGCCATTTTGTAGGCATCAGTTGCGATTACGTTCCAAAAAGGCTCTCCCTCTGTTTGATCTAGTGTCGTAGCAATCCCCTGCATCGCCTTGGCCGCAAAGTAGTCGCGTAGGGTCATGCCTTCGTGCGCCACTTCGCCCATGCTGCCGTGGCTGGGAAACGCTGGACCACCTGTGTTCTTTTCGCTCATCAGAAGTCCTCCGGCATCGATGGCGCTGGCGGCACCTCTGGCGGCGCAGCATCGGGCATGGCCGCGTCGTCACCGCACTTGATCTCGTAGACCGGCTTTTGTTCGTAGCCAACGATCACGCGGCGGCACTCGGGGCCTTCGCCTTTGAGCTCGGCGTCAACGCGAATCCATGGCATGTTGCTGGATGTGAACTCGCGCCAGCCAAGGTCAGCCTCGTCGTGTGTGCGGTCAAACTCGGCGCCCATTTCTTCGGTCAAAACCTCCAGCACCGGCGTGATTTCCTTGATGCTGTTGACGTCGACACGGATGATTACCCTGGTGTCCAAAAATACGTAGCCGACTGTCGCAAATTTTTCGATGATGCGGGTGACGCGCCCCAGGCGCTCAAATTTTGGCCGCAGGTCCTCCAGGCCGGTGATTGCATCACGTTTGTGTTTAAGCGATCGCTCAAACGATTCAATGATTTTCATGTGTTCTCCTTGGTGGGCGGGTCGATGATGTCTTGCATTACGTGGATGCCTCCGTCTGCTCGAAGAACCGTGGCCACAACGCCGATGCGTCCGTCCTCGGTCCAGAAAGATTTGAATGCGTGCTTCGGAAACTCAAATGGCGGCGCTCCCACCACTGGCTCTCTCGTTACCAGTGTGATGTTCATGTGTTCTCCTTGGTTGCATCGTTCCAGGTCAGCGCGTCAACGCTGGCCATGTCGGTCCACTTCAGCGCTCTGGCGTCGCTGAGTGTGTAGGTGTCCTTCCAGGCGGTGCTGGCCTGGTCGTACATGTTCTGGGCGCGCTCGATCGCGTTGGCTTTGTTCTTGGCCACCACGTTGTATATGCGCAGCCACTCGCCGGTCTGGCGATGCTGGCCAAACACAGCCCACTTCGGTGACGGCGCCCTGGGTTTGGTGTACTGCTTGCCCGTACCGTTGCAGCCGTAGCACTTGGTGCCGTGCTGCAGGTTGAAGCTGTACCGGCCCGTGCCGTTGCACCTGGTGCAGGTGTAGGCCTGGCGCGGCGCGGCGTCCGTCATGCTTGCCTCCTGGCTTCGTAGGCTTCCTCCAGGCTGCGCGGCGTGCGCAAGGGAAATGGCAGCACCAGGCTGGAAATCTTGCCCTCCTGGATGGGCGTTGCCAAGCGGCGCTGGCTGTTGGCCATCACCCAGCGGTTGCCGAGCTGGCGAACCGAGCGCACCCACTTGCGCATGTTGGCGCGCTGCGTTGCGCGGTCGGCGTGGCCAATGCACCAAAGGCGGCGGGCCATTTTTAACATCGTGGTGTTCATGCTTTCTCCTTAGGGTAAATCAGGCGGCCGCCTTGCAAGCTGGGCAGCTCATAGGCGCGGAACCGTTCGTCTGTGATGCCAGGGTTGCGGCGCAGCTCTTTGCCGTCGTAGATCGGGCGGCTGAACACCTCGGGGCGCGCCGCAGGTATCAGGTCGGGTTTGGTTTTCTTGGTGGTCATGGTTCAGTCCTCCAGTTGTTCGGTGATCTCTTGCTCGATGCGCTGGCGGTCGTCGTCGGTGACCTTGCGCTCCAACCAGGCTGCTGGCCTGCCGCGCCGGTCCAGGATTTCAAACTCGCATTCGGTGTAGCCGTAGTAGTCCATGTCGCTGTCGCAGGTGTGCGCGCTGCCTCGGTGCGGCGCCTGGCGGAAGAAGTGCGTCACCTTGGCAATGCAGGGAATGCCTGAGACGCGGGTTTCGATTTCCATGTTTTCTCCTTGGTGAAAAGCGGCCCCGGCAAATGGGGCCAGGGCTTGCTGCATGATCGGGTGCAGGTGGTTCATATCGTGATCCTGGCGAGGTGTTGCGATAACTGCATCATCGCTCCGTTTTCAGTGGGTTGCAAGGGGTTTGCGTGGGTTTCTTCGAGATATTTTCGGTCGAGTGTTGCTTTTTACGCTACACTTTAGGCCCATGACCTCAGAAATCAAAGATCCCGGCCCCGAAACCCCTGCCGACAAGGCCATCACAGCCTTCGGCGGCGTCCGTGCGCTGGCACGCGCCCTGGAGCGAAACCCCAGCTCCGTGGTGCGCTGGCGCAAGCCCAAAGACGAGGGCGGCAGCAACGGCGCGGTACCCTCAGCCCTGCAGGGCCGAATCCTGGCCATGGCCCAGGCGCGTGGACTGAACCTCACCGCCGAGGACCTCATCCTGCGCACCGCTGAGGATTGGGCCGTTTAACCGGGGCACTGCACTTGGCCAATAAGACCGTCACCGATCGCATGGTTCTGGCCGCCGTCTCGGCCACCAGGTACGAGCTGCCTCGGGACATTTCCACCAGGCTCGGGCGGCGGAAAATAAACGGCTCCCTTGGCCGTTTGATTCGCACGGGCCAGCTCGAACGCGTGCCGGGGCCGACCTGCTTTTTGTACCGCTCAAAACAGTCGAGGATTGTTTGAAAACAAATCGCCAAAAATAACTTGACTTGTTTTTGATTATTGGGCGAACATCAAAACCGCAGACAAATTAACCCACAGGAGAGCTGTATGAGCTTACTTGACACCCCGGCCAACACCTGGCCATTCCCACCCCCAACCGGGCCTGTGCCCTGGACTCCTAAGCAAGAGGCCGAATACCGCCGCCAGCAGCGCGACGAGGCCGAGGAGGCACCATGGTGAGCCGCGAAGACATCACCCGGTTTGACCTTGACATGGACGGCTCCATGGAGCCCGCTGAGCACGGTCGTTGGATTCGCCATGAAGACCTTGTGCGTGCAATCGCAGCAGAGCGCGAGGCGTGTGCGAAGTTGATGGAAAGCCAGTGGGATTGGGTGAGTAAAAACGCCGCAGCCGCCGCCATCCGAGCAAGGGGTCAGGCATGAACCGAGACGAAGCAATGATGCGACTGTGTGCTGCTTTTGGCGTAGACCCCGCTTTGGCTGACTTCAATATCGTGGCAGTCAACTGCGTGCTGGATTCGCTGGAGGCAGCCGAGCGCGAGGCCTGCGCGAATGTGGTTGAGAAAACCAAATGGTCAAACTGGTTTCAGGCTGACGCCGCCGCTGCAATTCGAGCAAGGAGCCAATCATGACCTGCAAACACGACTGGCACTTCACCGCCAGAAACATCCTGAGCTGCCAGCGCTGCAACGTGGAGACCGGGCCCAGCACGCCGGAGCAGCTCGCGCAAGAAATGCTGCGTGACGTGACCACCATGGGCAGCGCTTGGAGCCAAGGCGGCAAACGCATCGACCCAGCGGAGGTGTACGCCGATCCCGCGTATGCATTTCACAAGCCACAGCCCAACAGCATCAAGTTTTTCAACGCGATCGGCGGCATACAAAACACCGAAGTATTGCGCATGACCAAAGACGGCATCTGGGCCAACCCGGATGTTCCTCCAGACGAGGCTGCAAAGGCAGTGCTTCAGGCTTTGGATTGGCACATCAAGCAGATGGTTGAGCGTGTGCGCAACGAATACACGACGGTGGCTTGGGGTGTGTTTGAGGGCGGCAATTTGCACGACATGTTTTTCCTTGAGATCGAGGCCAAAGAGATGGCTGGATACAAGGGCGAACACGCTGTGGTGCGTCCGTTGCTCGTGTGGGGTCGGCCATGATGCGCGGTAAAGCACTCCCTCACTACGGAAAGCTGCAGGTCAAGAATCTGGACCCCGAGGTTTATCGGATCTGGCTCACGCGCAACGACGACCTGGATGAACTCCCCTTGCTGGATGGGGAACCAACAAACTCTTACGAAATGGAGTTTGAAATGCAGGACTACATGCGCAAGATTTGGGAACGGTCAAACCTGAACAATCAGCAGTGCCTTGTGTTTTTGGCAAGGGTTATTTACGGCGAGACTCTTGAAGAAGTAGGTCTGAAAATTGGCGTCACGCGTGAGCGCGTTCGGCAGATCGAGAACAAGGCTATCCGAAAACTCAGGCAGGTCGCGTGGGCCATAAACGAAAGCGACCGGGTCGTCAGCCTCAACGACAAAATCAACAGGAAAACCTCATGAACTACCACGGCGCAATCACCCAAGCCCTGGTCGACGAGCTGCTGGCCGTTGTCCACAAATACGAACAGACCATGCTGTTGCCCACCGCGCTTGGCTGCTTGGACCTGGTCAAGGCCCAGCTGATTCAAGATCACCAGGAGGACGAGGAATGATCCACTACACCCGCGAGGGCGAGTACCTGCGCCTGGGTCTGAACTTCCGCTTCACACCAGGCGGCTTCGTGCTGCTGTGGGCCTGGTACGACTTCGCCAGCCACAGCGCCACCATTTACCGTCTGCGCGTTCGCATGCACCGCAAGCCTCGATTCATGTTTGCCAAAAACAAGCACAACGTGATCGACACATACCTGCACCTGCTGGCATGGAGGTTGTGCACAGCGAAGTACTGCAAGACCTCAAAGCGATCGAGCAGGCCACCTGGCGGCGGACAACAGCAAACGCGTGGATTAAGCCGGGGGATTTGAATGACTGAAATCACTCAACCAAAACTTACAGTAATTCCGTCATCCGATCAAAAGGCGACGGGCTCTGAGCTTATGAATGACTTGCGGGATCTTATCAATTCACCAAAGTATGACCACATGACCGTGGCCACACTGATTGGCGTTTTGGAAATGACCAAGCTGCACTACTGGAGTGTCAACAATGAATGAAGGCGAAAAAGCCGGGTGCTGGGCTATGGCGTATTTGTACATCGCGTTGTTTGGTGTTTGGTTTACCGTGTTCGCCATAGCCTGGTACCACATCAAGGAGTGGCTTGCATGACTGAAATCATCGACCTCGCCAAGGCCCGCAAGGAGCGCGAGCCGCACATCGCTGGCGTGCTGTTTTGCCAGGGGTGCGATTACGAATGGAGCACCGTGTGGGAGATGGGCACCACCGAGTTTGAGTGCCCGGCGTGCAACAGCATGCGCGGGCGCAGCAAGTTTGACGTGGCCCCCACGCCGGGCTCAAAGGTCTGGAGCTGCATGTCCTGCGGCAACCAGTTGTTCAACCTCCTGCCCGATCGCGTCCACTGCCCTGGCTGCGGCAAGCAGTGGGATTATGGGGAGCTGTCATGACTCGGGATGAATTTGAGGCAACGCTTAAAAAGAACGCCTACTTGGAAATTATTGATTTTCTCACTCGCATCGCTAGAACCGGACAACCAAACGAAATCAGCGTGTCTGTGCTTGCGCATATTCCACACGGCGTGTCATTCCAGGAAATACTCGAGCAATCCAATCTGACGGGCAAATTCAATCACGCCACCGGACGGTATTTTGTGGAGCGGCGACCACTGCCGGGTAAGCGATGATCACCCCCCGCCCCCGACAAGCCCAGGCCATTGCCGACCTGCGCAAAGCCTACCGCTTTGGCCACAAAGCCCCCATCCTGATTGCCCCGACGGGTTTTGGCAAGAGTGCAACCGCGATCTGCATGATTCAGAGCGCCTTGGACAAAGGCAAACGCGTGTGGTTCATCGCGCACCTCAAGGAAATCCTGAACGACACCAGCAACCGCCTGACCGATGCGGGCATCCCCTACGGCTGGATCGCCTCTGGCCGCGACGGCAACCACCGCCTGCCCGTGCAGGTGGCCATGGTGCAAACGCTGGTGCGCCGCCTGGACCGGTACCAGCCGCCGGACCTGATCATCGTGGACGAGGCGCACCTGGCGGTGGCCAACACGTACCAGCAGATTTTCGAGTGGGCTGGCGCAGGCCCGAAGTTCAAGCGCCCGGGCGGCGCGCACCTGCTGCACCTCACGGCCACGCCCTGCCGCCTGGACGGCCGAGGCATGAACGAGGTCGCCGACATTCTGGTGCCCACCTGCAGCACGCAGGACCTGATCGACGAGGGGCTGCTCGCGCCCATCCGCTACTACGCGCCCAGCGAGCCGGACCTCTCGGGTGTGCACACCAGCATGGGCGACTTCAACCAGGGCGAGCTGGCCGCCGCCATGGACAAGCCTGTCATTACCGGCAGCGCCGTGCAGCACTACCGCAAGCTCGCCGACGGTCGCCCGGCCGTGGCGTTTTGCGTGACCGTCGAGCACGCCACCAACGTGGCCGAGCAGTTTCGCCAGGCCGGGTACCGGGCCGTGGCCATCAGCGGCGAGTCCGACACCGTTGAGCGCGACGCTGCCCTGCAAGGCCTGCGCGACGGCCTCCTGGATGTGGTCTGCAACTGCGCCCTGTGGGTGGCCGGTGTGGACGCGCCATCCATCGGCTGCATCATCCAGCTCGCGCCTACGCAGTCGGTCGTGAAATACCTGCAATCCGTTGGCCGTGGCCTGCGCACACACCCTGGCAAGGACGACTGCATCATCCTCGACCACGCGGGCAACGTGAAGCGCCACGGGCTGCCCACCGACCTGCGCGAGTGGACCCTGGCCGCCGTCGAGAAGCGCAAAAACTCCAAGAAGTCCGAGGTGCCGGTGAAAACCTGTCCCGTGTGCTTTGCCACTGTGCCTTCTATCGTCACCGACTGCGCTTGTGGCCACCACTTCGAGCCCGTTGGCCGCGAGATCGAAGAAGTGGATGGGCAACTCGAGGAGATCACCGCTGCCGCCGCCAAGGCCCAGGCGGTCAAGGAGCGCAAGATGGAGCAGGGCAGGTCGCATACCCTTGATGAGCTGGTGAAAATAGGCAGAGCACGCGGGATGCGTCGTCCTGAGTTGTGGGCAAAATTTGTTCTCCGCGCCCGCGCCGCCAAGGAGGCCCAGAAGCGATGAGCTGCGCCGGTTGCAACCGCCTGGAAACCGACCAGGTCGTGAAGTTGATCGACGGCACCACGGTGTGCACCTACTGCCCGTCCTGGGCGCGTGAGTGCGAGGCCCGCCACATCCTGTCCATCCCCGACAAAGTCCAGCGCCGCGAATACCTGCGCGGCCAAGAGGAAGCCGGAAAAATCGTCAAACGCGGGATCCTGCAGATGCGCGGCGAGCAGGCGTGCCAGGAGCTCGAGGTTCTGGTGCGGCGTGTCTGGGAGCATGGCCGGAAACAACCGGGGGAAAAATGAACCCGAAAATTCCACCCCCACTAAGCGAGACCGACCTCATGCGCCAGATCATGGTCGCGCTGTCCGCCGACGGGCACTTCGTGGCCAGGGCCAATGTGGGATTGTTCTTCACCGCCGACGGCAGGCCCGTCAAAACAGGACTGCCCAAAGGGTTCTCGGATTTGTTTGGACACCGGGCCAGCGATGCGCGGGCGTTCTATCTGGAGGTGAAAACCGCCAAGGGCCGCGCCAGACCCGAGCAGCTGGCCTTCATCGCCGCGATGAAAAAGCGCGGGGCCCTGGCGGCAATCGTTCGGTCGGTGGAGGATGCCAGGCTGGCGGTGAATGGAGGTTGATGGTGGCCGGTGCTGATCCCGGCATTTCCCCGTCATCCACTGACGGGCTGTTCTCCAAAACTTGAACTACACCATCACGGCTGCAGCCTGTTAGCCCGACTTGGCCAGAACCCCGGTTTTGTCGGTTTATGCCAGCAGGGTGTGCCATTTATGCCAAGCCGCATGCGTGATGTGACGCCCTCACCCCCGTTTCGCCGAGTTCCTTGCAGGACTCCGTGAGCACTGGCGTCAGCAACAATGCTACCACAACCGTTGCGCAAAACCGCACATTTATTTAAATAGCCGTTGCGTTTTTCCGCCCACACAGGCTTATACTGTCTGCGGGGCTTGATCGGTCTGATCCACCGATGACAAAGCCGGACCCTGGCGAAGGCCGCCCCACCTTTTATTCGCCAGCCAACAGACGCCAGGTATGCAACGAACAAAAACTACAGGGCCAAGGGACCCCATTTCCCTCGAGACAGCGGAGCGCATGCTCTCATTCGTTCGTGGAGTTGATGACCGCGAGACCTGGGTGAAGATGGCCTTCATCCTCAAAGAAGAATTCGGCGAGCCAGCCTTTGATGCCTGGGACGCCTGGAGCCAGCAGGGCTCAAACTACAACCCCCGCGACGCGCGCGACGTCTGGAAATCGTGCAAGCCCGGCGGCGGCACCAACCGCGCCACGATCGGCACCCTGATCGCCCTGGCCAAAGAGGGCGGCTACAAATCCACCGCCCAGGACCGCAAGCCGGTCGACCCCGAAGAACGCGCCCGCCGCATCGCTGAGCGCGAGGCCCGGATGGCCGAAGAGGAAACCGCAGCGCGCATCGAGCGCGAGCTGGCCGCCCAACGCGCCGCCGAGATGTGGGCCCGGGCCAGCACCCCAACCGTTCACCCCTACGCCCAACGCAAGCTGATCGAGCCCGAGGGCGCGCGGCAGCTGGCCGACGAGCTGCTCATCCCCATGCGCCATGGCCCCGGCGCCCTGGTCGGCCTGCAGCGCATCAAGTCCGACGGCACAAAGCTGTTTTTGAAAGGCACCCCGTCCGGCGGCGCCTACACCGTCCTGGGCAAGCCCGACAAGCAGGGTACGGTCATCATCGCCGAGGGCTGGGCCACCTGCTGCTCCATCCGCATGGCCACCGGGCACTGCGTGGTGGTCGCCTTCAACTCCGGCAACCTGGCGCCGGTCGCCCGCAAGATCCGCGCGGCCCTGCCCGACGCCCGAATCGTGATCGCGGCCGACGACGATTTCCAAACCAAGGGGAATCCGGGCACCACCGACGCCCGCAAAGCTGCGCGAGAAATCAACGCCCTGGTGGCCATTCCCTTGTGGTCTGTGGACCGGGGCACCGGTACCGACTTCAACGACCTGCACCTGGCCGAGGGTTTGGCGGCAGTCGAGGACGGCATCATGAAGGCAGGCTCACCAGATGAGCCCGAGACCCCACCGCCTGGTGACGACGGTCCCGAAGGTGCGCCTTGGGACGATTTGCCCACCGGTTTGCCCACCCCCGGGGGTATCGATTCCCAAGGGGGTAAAAATCAGCCCCCATATTCGCCCCCATATTCCGAGGG